CGCCTCCCAGGCAGCCTCGAGCTCGGAGACGAGCGCCTCGAACTTGCCACGGATCTCGTCGAACTGCGGACCGTACTCCGGGAAGTAGGAGAGGAACTCGCCCTCCTCGCCGGTCCGGATGAGCTCGAGGAGGCGCTTCTTGGAGTTGCCCTCCTTCAGGTGGTGGATGGCGAGGTAGCCTGGGTGCTTCACCTTCGCCCGGATCACCCGACCGTCGGGGAGGAACTGGGCCACCACGTAGCCCTCCATCTCGAGAGCCGGGAGCTCCTTGAAGGTCGATTCGATGTCGTCGATGTTCCCGAGGTCGTAGGACTTGCAGACCTCCAGCCCATCGTCTTCCCATTCCTCAGGCTCGACCTCCCGCCCATTATCGTTGACACGGGCACCAAGGAGGACGATTCGTTCTTCGGGCTGGGAACAGACGACCCGGTTGTGAAGGGTGCAGAGCTCGAAGCAGAAGGTGAACTGTTCCTCGGTGACTGGAGGAACGAAGAGCCCCTTACCGTTCCAGACCCGCCAGAAGAGCTCGGCGAAGGTGAACGGGTTGTCGCCGACCAGACCACCGGCGTCCGGGGATCCCTTGGTGGAGACGTGCCACTCGTCGCGGTAGAACCACATGTTGAGGAGGGAACCGTCCTCCTTCTTGAAGACGACCGAGCTCCCGATGTCCGGGACCGGAGCACCCTGCTCGACGCCCTCGCCCCAGTTGAGGAACCGGTCGAAGGGACGGCAGACGTGGTCCCAGTTGAAGTCCTCGTCGAGGATGTGACCGCGCGCTGAGCGGACGATCGGGTCGAGCTTCGGTGACTCGATCTGGTCGTAGACGAAGAGGACGAGGTTCGGGAACCGGGGGTGGCGCTTCGACTTGATGCCGAGCCGAGCCTCCAGGTCCTGAAGGTTCCAGCCCGACCGAAGCGCGGCCTGCAGTGGTGATTCGTTGAGATAGCTCATTTGCTGCTCCTCCAATCATAATACCACGGCCTACCCGGGTTTGCACCGTTTACCAGATCCCGTCCTCCAGATCCCATTCCTCAACCAGCTCCTCGTTCACCTCGTGCCGCCACTGGCAGACCCTGCAGAGTGAATCGATCCGGCATTCATATGTGCCCTCACCCGGACGCGAGACGAGGCAGGGTGCCCCCTGGATGGCACTCTTGAGGTGCTCCACGAGCTCACGCAGATCCTCGATCTCCTTGGGTCCCCATTCGAGTCGAATCCCAGCGTGCGCGCTCACTCGTCGTCCCGCTCGAGCCAGGCATGGTACTCCTTCAGCGTGAGGGTCGCGGAGTTCTTCCCCTTGAAGAGCTTTCGCGGGTTCTGGCACAGCCAACAGTTGCAGCCGAACCGCGACTCCACGAATCGACCCGCACGCTTCTCCAGACCCTCCTCACCGTACCCTAGCTTCCGAAGGATCACCTTCGCGCGGGTCTTCTTGGACTCGGTCTTGCTTCTCCGGTATGCCTTGCCTCTTCCCATCACCAATCTCCCTCTGGGTTTCCATCAACGATGTGGGCCCGGACGCGGCGACCCTTCTTGTTGTAGAGGATCACGCGCTCCTGGAGCATTCGAACCTCCCACTCGTCCTTGCTGAGCTTCTTCAGGCTGAAGGGCCCGTAGCCATCGATCCCGATGAACTCTTCCTTCCCATAGTGAACGTTGGTGTGCTCACTCTTGGTGTTCGCCTTCATCGCAGAGATGATATCACCCAGCTGTCCCACCTCGTCCCGAAGGTCATCGTTCTCGTCCTTCAGGACACGGATGTCCTCACAGAGGGTATTGAGCTCATATCGGGCATCATCCCGTTCAGCCACCACCTTCTCCGCGTAGACTGGCCCAACGAAACCGGGACCACGCTCGGTCTCAGGTGGGACAAGCTTCCGAAGACGATCATTCTCTTCGTCGAGGTCCATTCCGGCCTGATGCGCCTCGTAGCACTCCTTCCGAAGACTATCGATCTCATCGAGGAGGACCCTTACCTGCTCATTGTTGAGCAGTGTCCCACCGGCATTGATGTGCTCACGGATAGACTCCTCGGTCAACCAGTCTCGTTCAATTCTCTGACTCATGGGTTCTCCTTCCTACAAACCATACAGTCCGCGGTTCTCGTTTACAAACAGGCGATACTTCTCAAGAGTGGGATGCGACCCATCCCTGTCGCTCGGGTGACGTGTCGCATCAATCATCTTAACGTGCCGTTCGAGTACATTCCAGAGCTCGATGATCGCCTTGTCACGATCCTGGATGTCCTCATCTCGAATGTCAGCCAGGTCGATCTGTCCCCAGTTTCTCATGTGTTCTCCTTGTCTCTATCGTAATCATCAGTGGTATCGTTTACAAGGTTGACTTCGCGAGGTTTGAACCATGCGATACCGACCGGTGTCTGGACTCTCAACGGGTTCGGGTAGGCCCCAACTTCGATGATAAGACCGATCTGTTCCCAGTATTTCTCGGCATAATCCTTGTCGTATTCCGGCGTGCAGATCCTGACGAGGTCACCGGCTTTCATCGATCACCTCCAGATTCTCCTCCGCCCATGGTTGCATCTCACCATCGATCAGGACCCACCAGTCGCACCAACTGTTGATGGGATGGCCGTCCTCGAGTGTGACGGGTTCGACGATCACTCCGGTGTGACCGAGGATATCGTCAGGGAGTTTCTCATCGTCTGAGTGGACAATCCTGACCAGATCACCGGGCTTCATTGATGGGTCTCGAGCTATCGTGGAGAATGTTATACGACCAGCTGGCGCTCAGTTTGCCATTCACCAGGATGGACATGTGATGAGGCGACCACCAAGGTAGGACGAGAAAGATAAGTCCGTTGAACTCCTTCTCGTTTGCGAAGAAAGCGTCATCGTGGAAGCGACGGAGATCACCGGGCTTCATGGATCACCTCGAGGAACCCCTTCCAGATGTTGCTGATTCCTCTATCTCCCTCATTTAGAACGCGCCAGAATTGGTCTTTTGGTTGAAGGTTCCTGGCATGCGGAGGAATCTCGATGAGAAGGCAGATCTTGCCGTGAAGGTGGGCCCAGCTCGCATCTGTGTTGTTGATACGCGCAAGATCACCGGGCTTCATCGATCACCTCAAGCAAGTCACTGTCGCAAGTGTAAACCCTGGAGTTGAGCAGGTAGTCGACGAGAGTCAGATCCATACCGGGTAATCCAGGAAGCTCACCCTTTCTCACGTCAAGGACGAGGACGTAGATGTCTTCTTGCGCGGGGTGCAGGCCCGCCGCGGTCAAGTGCCGCTTCATAAATTTGGCTAGATCACCGGCTTTCATCGATCAGCTCGAGGTCGCTCTCCAGCATGACCCACCCAGGGTTCCCATTGACCAAGAGTCTGAAGAGCGGCTCATCCATCTGGTGGCCGACCTCTTCGATGATCACGCCGACGAGACCCTCATAGCGATCTGGTTCATCGTCCAGGGCTGGAATGATGTGGACGAGGTCACCCGGCTTCATCGATATTCACCGAGAAGATCGGTTGGACCCAGAGGGCATTACCGTTGACAAGGAAGCGGGCTTTTCCGTCTGGAATTCGTGCAGGCTCCAGGAACATTGCGACTGAACCGTCGGGAATGAAGACATGATCGTCTGAGTCGGTGTGTGGCTCGGCATCTAACCAACCGTAGATTCCAGCGAGACTGACGTGCTTGCTCCTGATCCTGACGAGGTCACCGGGTTTCATGATGCTATTGTTCCTCATGGTCCTATTGTACCATACCCTCGCCCCTGTTGCGCGGGATCACTCGACCCCACCATGTTCTACTGCCCATCGAGGGTTGAATTTGTGCTCTTCGCTCTCATGACACAGCATAAAATCCAATCTGCCGCCAAAATTTGCCAAGATGGAACCGTCAGGTTTAAACTTCAAGTCTACTTCATCGAGTGCTTTATCAAAGCGATCTATGTGAAAGATGATATCGAAGGCTGACTCTTTTTCAATTCTGACGCGAAGGGCATCGATTGAGGAATAAGAGTGATAGAAAGCTACGTCTTTGATCAGTTCACTTGAAACTACGCAGTTGTATGATTCATTCATCGTTGTCTGTCTCCTTGTTGAATCCTGCCAGTCTGGCAATCTCACGCCATCCTGGACGACCGTTGGTGTCAATGATGTTCTGGGTCATTCAGTCCTCCCATCATTCATCCTCTTCAGGATATTCTCCCTCTTCTTCTTGAGGGACCGGATGTTCGCACGGTAGATCTTCACATTGTTGAGAACGACCTCCAGGAAACGCTCCTCTTCCCGAAGATCGGCCTCACAGACCTGCAGAGCCGTCTTCAGCTGCCAGTCGTCCATGGGCATCAGGTCATCTCACTGAGGAGTTTCAGGATCTTCTGGTCTTCCACATGTTGAATCTCTTCCTTCATCGCTGACATGATCGCCTCCATGTTACTAGGGGGAGGCTTTGCCGTTCCGGTCCTGAAGATCCTGCCTGCCCTCTGGGTGATCAGGATCCCATCGACCAGCACCTCCCAGATCTCGATGTGGTCCAGGTGGTCTGGGATTCGACTGATCGCGATGGTGGGCTTTGGATGGACATCGAGTGTCCGCCAGATCTCGTAGAGACCGCCGGGCTCGATGTCCATGTGATAACCACGATCGGTGTGGTCAATCGACCAAGTTGCTTTGAGCTTCGGCATTATCGACCCATCGCACTGACAAGTCGAAAGTCTCGCTCATCTTCATACTCACACTCGTGATCCTCTTTCGGAGCCAGGCCCTCGAGGCAAACCACGGCGCACCCGCATGTGTCGTTCAGCCAGAGGACTCGGTTGAAATCGTGGACGAGGTTCTCTCGTTTTAGCCACTTGGAAAACAGAGGATCGGTCTCAGGAATCTTATCCCAGCTCATTCCACACTCCCAATCTTCTTGGTGATCTGATGGTAACCGACGTAGTAGGTCATTCTGTTGATGGAGTCCTTGATGGCGTACTGGATGGGCTCGAAATCGTTTCCGTCCTCGTCCTGAAAGATGCCTGCTCTCTGTCGTTCCTTGATGACCCCCTCGATCTCGAATCGGACATGATCGCCGGGCTTCAGGTCCTGTCGGGGATCGCGTGGTCGAGGCGGAAGATGCTCGTAGGTCTCATTCATGACTCGAGTGAACTCATCCTCCTCGACCAGTCGTTGGGTTTGACAGTCACAGCGCTTCATTCCGCGGGTACCTGGGCCATATGAGATGAGACCGGTGTCACCACACTTGGGACAGTTGGGTGCCCCGCGCATTCCTGCCGTGTCCTTGTCAAACTTCTTGCGGAGCTCCTGTCCCTCATCGACGAGATCCTTGAAGCTCTTCGCGTCATCAAGGGCATTGTCACGGAGGTTCAACTGGCCAACTGTGTACCGAAGACGATGCTCATCAAGCGTTCTCAATGTCACCCGGAGGAGCGCGCCGTGCGAGACGTCCATCTCATCAGCATAGTGCAGAAGGAGTTTCTTGATGTGCTTCTTCATCGAATGATCATGGACATCGATGACCACGCCTACATCGTTTGATGTGTTCACCTTGACAAACTCCAGGGCCTTGATCACCATCGCCGTGGTCCGGCCTGTCCGTCGCTGGTAGTTGCACTCGGAGTGACCGCATTCCTTGTTGTCCTCGATTCGAATCCTGGAGAACTCAGCAGCTGGGAGGAATGGATTGCCTTCGGGTGTCTTGATGGCTCGGGTTGGATTGCAGCGCTTGCATTCCGTGTTGCCATGGAGGCATTTCTTGGGACCCTCATCATCGTCCATCAGGTCATCGAAGATCCGATCGAGTGCCTTGGCGTTCCTGATGTCCCGAGCCTTCAGTTCATCGCAGGTGCACATTGCCCATCCGTTCTGTCCGTGTGGGCAGTCCTTGTGGTGACCAGGGAGCGGAAGCTTTCGACCCATGTGATCGATGACGCCATCGGCCTCAAGATCCGAGAGCTTCGCCTGCAGCGTGTGGGTGTGGAGCTCAGAGGCGCGGAGCTGAAGAGAGAGTCGACCGATCTCGGCAAGGAGGTCTTTTTCACGGTCCTGGGCCTGAATGCGATCAATGATGGGTAGCGGGATTTCCTTACAGGGATTGGTCATGTTTCCAAACTTGGGCATTGGGTGGAGGTTGCAGTTGAGGTTGGGACCTGCGACACCGCAGTTTGGACAGGGATTGGTCATGTTTGCTCCTCTTATATTCTAGCTTGTTGGTTGATCATTTACAAGAAGTTCTATGTCTTGCTCAGCCACCCAGATCCAAGCGGGCTGCCCGTCGATCAGGAGGTGTGCAGCGTCGGGGCGTATGGTGGTGTCGAGGTCGTTGCATTCGGCGCAGGCGGTCATGGCGGCTTCGCGGCCAGCGGCAGTGGCATCCAGGATGAGACAGATCCGACCCGGAGCGTTGTCCCAGCCTCGACCTCCATACCAGAAGAGCTGGGTCTTCAGGCGGATGAGTCCGCCCTTGTGGGACTGGAGCTTATCGAGGAAGGTCATCGGATCACTCGTAACTCGACAGGTTGCCTTCCCACTTCTTCTCTGTCACGTCCGAAGGATCGATGCCGAACCTGTTCTCCAGTGACTTCATTGCGTCAGCCCGCTTGGGATGGCGAATCTCATCCGTGTGAATGACCAGCTTCCCGTCAGTCCAGGTGTGCCACCAGACCCGCCAGTGCCACTTCGATCCGGGTGGGTCGATGTTCTTCATCGATGTGATGTAGCCCATGGGGCCGCGGGTGACCACCACCTTGGCCCCCTCAACCGGCTCATCTGGGTTTCGGGTGATCCAGCCGATCCCACCGGATGGGAATCCTCGGGGTCCGGAGAGGTCGAATCGGTTTATTCCGTAGTGCTGTTCCCAGGTGTGTGTCATACTCCGATCTCCCTCTCTTCTTTCATCTTGAGCATCCGCCAGGCGTATTCGAAGCAGTCACGTGCGAGCCACACCGGGATGAACCCGTCCTCCAGCTCCTTGATGATCTTCGTCTGGCTCTTCTCGGACTGGATGGCGCTCCAGAGAGTGCCAATCTTTTGGGCTTTACGAGTGATCTTCATGTTTACTCCTCGCCAGTGATGATCTTGATGTCTTCGAGTGGAATGCCCTTCACCTTGCTGAGGTATTCCTTGGCGTCATCGAGACTGTAGAACATTGCTCGGGCAAGCTCGCCGTCCTCGTCCTTGGTGACGATCCAGAAGACGTCTTCCTCGCAGTGGTAGACATCAGTTGGGCTGACTTCGATGTATGGGATGCTCATGTTGTCTCGCTCCTTATGCACTAATCATACCACATCACCCGCCCGTTTGCATGGGACTCGACCAGCGCTCGAGCATGCTCTCGCTGAGATGGCAGCGCCAATCCCCGATGAGAGCACCCCAGTACGGCTCCTCGGGCACCCAGCGATCACCCTCAAGATTGAGGAGGAGGACGAGCTTCCCTGAGAACATGTCAGTCCCCAGATGCTCGTCATCTGTGTCGAAGCGTCGGAGGTCACCGGGGTTTCATTCGACAGGCTCCAGCCCGGACTCATAGACCCAGCCCTGTATGCCATCGACGAGGACACGGATCTTGCGCTCACCACGTAGGTGAGCCACCTCGTGAAGGCCGAGGACGATCGCAGGGGTCCCTTCCGGGTACGGTTGTGACATTGCGTAGCCCGTCGAGAGATTGACAACATAAGTCCCCTCAGGATCGGAGATCTGCATGAGATCACCCGGTTTCACTGATCACCTCCGAGTTGTCCTCGACGTACCTGTGAGAGACGTCAAACTTTCCATCAGGGCCCATGCTGCTGCAACCGCGGGAGTCGATGCTGATAACAACGAAGGGTGCCGCACGCCCGTCCTTCCAGCGACGGAGCTCTCCGACCCGGACCGGGATGAACGCCCAGTCGTTTGCTGAGAGGGTGTAGATCTGGTCCCCGACGATCGCTCTCGGACGCAAGTTGTACCACTTGTCCCTTCTGACGCTGACAACCTCGGCGCATGTGTTTAGAGGCAGGGTCTCGAAGTTCTTGTACGAGACCCTGTTCTTCCAGGCCTGCGAGCCCCGGTGCAGGGCGACGGCGGTGTATCCTTTCTTGATCATGATACCATCATACCCTATAGCGGGTCGGGTTGCACGGGTTCGAGCTCGTCCCCAAAATAGTACATGCACTTCCCGTCCAGCGTCATCACGTAGAAAGCGCACCCGGGAAGATCCTCATGTGGGTGTGCCAGGATGAGACCGAGACCGAAGTAGAAATTGTCAGCCGTCACGTGAACGAGATCACCGGGCCTCAGCTGCACGAGAGGTTTTCCAGCTCGTACTCGAAAGCAGCGACACGCTCACCCCCGATCAGGACATCGAAGAGAATGCTTTTGGGACCCAGCGCGCAGCCCTCGGAGACTATCATGCCGATCTTACCCGAGAATTGCTCCCAGTCCTCCATTCTGACGTGATCAGCCTTGATGCGAACGAGATCACCCGGTTTCATTGATCACCCTGGTCCTGTGCTTTCCAATATCGAATACGACCCCTCCCTGCAGGACCCTGATACGAGGTCCGCTGAAATACGATGGTGCCTCGGAGATGTAGATCGCAGGTGTGAGTTTTCCCATGTCATCTCGAAGCCAGATCAGATCACCGGGTTTCATGCTTTCTCCGACCCCTGCCCATCGGGCTCCTGGAGGTTGTAGGGGTGCATGCGACGAAGACCATCGTGGAACAGGACCACGAGGAGGGTGAAGCTGCTGTTCCATTGGTGATCCTCGACCTCGCCGATCACGACTCCGACCTCACCCCGGCCTTGGACACCCTTCTTGATCTGGACAAGATCACCTGGTTTCATCAGACCTCCAGGATGTTGCCGTGGCTCGTCACCGTGCCCATCCGCCCATCGTCGCAGCAGGACCCGTTGCTGAAGACCGTCGGCAGGCCGCCCACCGTCCGGGTGCCTGCGTTCCGGATGTCATCCGTCGAGTGGACGTGACCAAACAGCATGAACCGTGGTGGGGCCTTAGCAACACGCTTCCGGAGGGCGCTGCAGCCCACCAGCTCCACCTTATTGTGGTGGTCGTAGGTGGCATCCAGAACCCCATACGGGGGCCCGTGCGTGATCAGGATGTCAAGTCCCTCCGGAATGTTGTCCCAGATCCGGTTGATCGTCCCACGATCCTTCATGTACGCCCAGTCGCCGTAGCGCGGGCTGAAGGGAGATCCCCAGATCCGGAGCCCGTCGATGACGATCTCCTCGTTGATGAGGAGGTGGATCTTCCGGTGCTCGACGAGCTCACGGGTGATGAGACCCTTCTCGAGGGATGTGTCGTGGTTACCCGGGACGAAGATCTTCGTCGGGATCGGGAGCGTCGCGAACCAGTCGATGAAGGCACGGAGCTCCGACTCGTTGCGGTACGGGTCACGCCAGTTCGAGGCGTCCCCGCTGTGGATGACGCAGTCGACCCCTTCGGGTACGATGAGTTGACCATGCGAACCATGTGTATCAGAGATGTGCCAGACCTTCATTCGCTCTCCTTGACGGGTCGGCACCAAGTGCTGGGGACCGACCATCGTTCATTTTTATGTAGTACCAACCATTCATCACCGTACTTCTCATCGCCCGGACGGCGGGCGGTGACCTCCAGAAAGAGCCCGATCTTGGCCCTCTCCCAGTTGGGATGTTCACCGATCTCTTCCATTAGATTCGGCCGTGCAAACATGATGAGATCACCCGGCTTCATTCCGTCTCCTTACTCCTGAATCATACCAGGTTCAGTCCCGTCTTGCACAGGTTGCAGGGCGAGATCCGTCAGGGACAGAACACCGTCCTCCGGAGTGAGGACCTCGTACACCACACCCTGACCAGTGATACTAAGGTTCTCGAGTCTGGTACCGATGACGAGCCCGATGATGGAGGGGCGTGTGCCTATGTAGAACCTGACGAGATCTCCGGGTTTCACCGCTCACTCCTTTCCTACGATCTCACTTTCGTTCTCTATGTCATCAGCGAAGAACCACCTCTCCCCACCATTAGAGAGGACCCACCAGATCTTGTCGGTGACTGTTGAGGAGAATGTCATCTGATCGGGACGGACCGTCATGAAGAGCAGGGACTCCGCCGGAGTTCCGACTCCTGCAAGACCGTCGGACTTCCAGCGTCGAAGCTGCCCTGGCTCAATCATCGCTCAACCGCCGCATCGGCTCTCAACGAGGAGCACCTCACCCTCGACCAGGCCGTAGCTCGAGTACTCGATGAATCGCTTCGTCTGAGGGTTCCAGCCGCTGGTGGCGGGTTGAGTGGCGTACCAGAGGTTCTCACCCTTCCACGTCACGTCGAAGATCTGCTGGTCGCAGGGAACCTGCACCGCCATCGAACCGCCGAGGACCTTGGTTCGCTGGTTATCGGTGCAGGAGAGAAGGAGAAGGAGCGCGATCATACGTCGATCCGACCGACGGAGTAGCCCGTCCCCCAGGCATTGTGGTTCCGTTCCTCGGAGATCTGAACGAGGAACTCGACCCCGTCGTCCTCGATCTTGAAGAGGAAGGTTCCCGAGTAAGGGTCGACCTTGAACAGGTGCTCGCTTCTGAGCTGGAGCCAGAACTGACGACCGCTGGGGACATCATCCTCCTCATCAGCCTCGTCAACGGAACGGGCTCGCAAGCTTGCCCTCTTCGCCTCCAGGTTCTTACGACCGAGATCCTCGACCGCTCGGACACTGAGCCCTCCGTAGCGCTCGCTGTTGATCATGATGAGCGGCGAGACGCTGAGACTCGAGTTGTGCGTGACCTTCCACGTGCGCTTGGGATCATCCGGGGTAGCCACGGTGACGATCCACTTGCCCCCAGCGGGGCCCCCGAAAGGCTTCACGTTGAGGACCTCAAGGTTCTCATCGAAATCACCACCGTATCGGTTGAGCTCGTCGACAAGGGTCTGCAGCATGTCGAAGTTGAACTCCTCGCAGGTCCCGCTCACACCGAGGATCTTGTCGAGGTAGCTGCTGTCCTGAAGGACATCACCGCAGTACTCCTCGATGAATTCAGCCGTGAGACCGGTGAAGCTGATCGCGTACCGGAGGCGCCCAGGTCGGTTGTGGAAGAAGTCCCGGACGGAGTACTTGTCGTTGCAGGTGATGATCATCACCTTGTTCCGAGCCGTGAATACACCATCGAAGAGGGTGAGGATCGATTCCTGCGCGTCCTTGTCGTACATCTTCTCGAACTCATCGAAGATGATGACGGCGGGCTGCTCGATGCCCTGGATCGTCCGCATGAAGCGTTCATCCGAGAACGGGGTATTGACGATGATTGTCGGCAGGCCAGAGGTCTTCGCGACGTACTTCGCCAGGAGAGTCTTGCCCGAGCCCTTCGTCCCGCTCAGGAAGACGCCCACCTGCTCGTCCCGGGAACGATTCTGGAAGGTCTCGAGGATCCGATCTCCGTGTCGACGGGTCTTACCGTAGAGCTTCCGCGGAAGGGTGAATGCCTCGCTCTCCTCGAGGAAGTACTCCTTCGTGAGTGGGTTCTGGCAGACAGTGTAGTTTCCAACCGGAAGGGCATCCCGGACATCTAGCTGGGCATCGGGGGTGAGGGACCAGCGGTCCTCGTTCTTCAGGTACTTCATGTTTATCTCTTTTTGTTGCGGACGTTACTTTGCTATCTTACGGGAGGTTTCAGGAGTTTGCAATCAGGATCTGCATCGCCTCGGCAATGTGAGCCGCCGGGCCACTCGTGTGCATCATGACGCGGATGCGACCGCCCACGCCACGAGACCAGGTCGGGTCAACGACAGCCGCGAGGCCCAGATGGCTGAGGTGATTGTTCACGGTGCTGACGATGCTAGGAAAGCAAGCCTGCATCGCTGCCTGCTGCTGGGTCGGTTGGGATCCCTTCGGGACCTCAATGTGTAGCTCAGCCGAGATCGTGTTCCCGCGGACGAGGAACTCGTAATGGATCTCGCCCTTGCTCTTCGGGTACTTGCTGACGTTGGTGTACTTGTACGTCGCCCGGGCCGATGGGCTTGCGAAGGTCACCCCGCAACCCAGAGCGTTGAAAGCTGCGATCGCATCAGCGAGGTGCGGACCCTGCGCGACCGATGCGCCAACCTTCGACGGGGTCGCCGGACTGGTCGGGCTTGAGCTCTGTGGGATGACCGTGAAGCCGCCCGCGCCGTCCGTTGTCCGCGGGAACCAGGTGTAGCCGATCGAGAGGCCACGACGCCGGGCGAAGGTGACGATCCGCGAGAGGTCGAGGACCTCCTCGTCGAGAGCAAGGTGAACGTTCACATCGCCCGCCGCCAGACGGGCACGGGCGGTCTCCTCGAGGCTCTCCCGAAGTGCCTCATCACTGCCACACAGACGATCGATCGCCCCGCAGAGCCGGCCACCCGTGGCGTCATCGAGATCGTAGAAGTCGTACTCGGCGAGAGCCGACGCGTAGTCGAGTCCCTGCGCCACGATCTCACGCCGGCTCTCACCGTTCCGGGCGAGCTTCGCCTCGACGACGGTCAGCAGGCCCGATCGGTCGATCAGGAGGACATCGATCTTCAGGCTGCCACCGTTGAGGTGGATCTGCTGGCCCACGACCTCGACATCACCCCGGCTGAACCCAGGGACGATGTCAGGGTTCTGGACGATCATCGACTCGAGCTCAGCCTCGTTCGTGTATCCTGCGGTGACCTGCTGCACTGCGACTCCGTTGGATCCGATGCTGTATACCTGACTCATTCGCGCTCCTTATGATACCAGTATACCACATCCCGTCATGGGTTGCATGAATCGGGATCGGCCGGAATGAGGGTCCAGTTGCTCGTGTTCAGGTATCTCAGCTCTCCCTTCTCATCGATGACGCTGAAGTGCCAGAAGAGGTCGAGGGTCTTTCCGTTTGCCAGATCCGAGTGCGGCGGGTGGAGATCCATGAAGACAGCGAGACCTGTGTCACGCCCCCACTCATCGATAAGGCGCACGAGAGCGCCCTTCTCCGGGGGTCTCACACTATCACATCGCTGACAATCTCGGACGCGTGGACAGCGTGGACAGAGATCTGTCGGATCGATCCGTACTCATTGATGAGCAGCGTGCGATCTGTGATCTCAAGGACGAGGAAGAGGCCATCCTTGAAGGCGCCATCCTTCCAGCGACGGAGCTGACCGAGCTTGATGTTCATGGCCAATCCTACGGCTGGAGGTTCAGCTTTGCACCTTGTGGAGGAAACGAAACGGGATCCCGAGCCTGCGCTCCCCTACGACCACCACGTAATGGACATCGAAGTCCTCGACGCCGTGGTGGTCGAAGGAGACGACCATGCCGAGTGAGCCGGGCGGGAGCTTGACCCTGTTCGCGCGTCTCATTTTCTTCGACTTCATGTCCAGGATGGAGGTGTGATCCCATCCCCACGGCGGCTCGACACCCTCGCAGTCCCAGGGTTCGATCGATACGAGATCGCCGCCCTTCAGCTTGTGCTCAGACATTCTGGAGATCCTCGATATCGCAGCGAACGAAGTAACCAGCAAGCGTCTCACCGACGATCCCTCCACCGGAGAAACGAACCTTGTCACGACCAAATTTGTCGTGGTCACCGGGGTCCCTCTCGACCCCGAGGATCATGAAGACGGTGTCCTTTTTCGTGATCCAACCGCGGACCTCATCGAGGTCGCGCATGAACACGAGATCACCTGGATTCAGCTGCTGATACGATTCGCCTTCCATGGTATCACTATACCATGGAAGGCTAGTGTTTGCACGGGATCAGTACAGGCTACCCTGGTAGAGATCGACGAGCTTATGCGAACGACGTGAGCGGCGAATCGTCGATTCGGAAAGGGCCTCTTCTGAGGAGCTGTCGGAACCCTTTCGTCCCGAGAACTTCGTGACAGTCTCATCGTCGACGTCCACCCCCGCCTCACGTGCAGCGATCTTGAGCCCCGACTCCTTGGCAAGCTGAATCATCTTCTCCTTGTCACCGGATGTGAGAGAACCCACGGCAGCGACGATGTCGTCATGATGCTCCTCTGCGCCTGGGAGGTGCTCAGCGGCGACCTTGGCGATCGCGGCCGAGCTCGTCTGGATCTTCTTGATGGATTCCCTGTGGGTCCCAGCCCATTTAGCGATCCTGCTGATAACGTTCATCGTGGCCTTTCCACCGCCCACCAAAAGTTTCTCGCCCTCGATGAAAGCAGCGGCAGCGTCTCCAGCGAATGGAATCGCGCAGATAAGTGAGAGCGCCCCGTTGAATTTGTCACCGCGTGCGAAACGACGGAACGCGTTGACAAGATCAGGTATCATCGCGATGATCGCCGTGAGGCCGAGAGACTCTGGTGCGAGGAAAGAGCCGATCGCGCCCCCGAAGAGACCCAGCAGATCCAGTCCGAGATCGACGAGGCTGCTGTCGCGGAACTTCTCCCACAGCTTCTCCATGAATCCCTTCTTGCTTTTCTCGTCGCTCTCGACCGCCTCGTAGAGCTGACGCATCCCCATGCTCTCGAGCATGAGACCGGGGACACCTACGCGGGACTCGCGTATGATGGTGATGCTTCGGCTCATTAGTCTATGATGTCCTTCGCAAGATGAAGCGCGATCTTGGCAGCAAGCTCCTTGATCCTCTTTCCCTCTTCCTTGGTGATGTGAACCTTTCCGTCGACGTCCTTCTTGAGGGCCTCGGTCAGGGCCTTGACGAGGGCTTCTGCCTCGGGGACGAGTGTGATAAGTTCTGAAGCGGTGAGTCCCATTTGTTCGTTCTCCTCATCCATTAGATATCTCTCATCTCGGAATTTTATCGGTCTTATCCACCTCGAAGCGAGAATTCCGACCTGATTTTCGAAAAGAACCTGCCAGCATGGGAGGTACCAGCCCGTCGGCTCATTCTTCAGGAGCAGCACGAGATCGCCTGACCTTATAACCTTCACGGGATCACCGTGAATGGGTTCAAAGATTGACGGGATCGGTATCACGACGTGTGCAAGGTCACCTGGTCTCATGGAGAATTCTAACGTCTTTTCAAGGAAATGTCCTTTAATCTAGATATTTACGAGCAGCGGTCATGCGTCGCTGTTGTACTCCTCCGGGTACGTTAGAGCTGAATTTTAACGTTAAGGAGTAAAAATGGAACCCATTATCGGAAATCCCGAGGCGCAGCCCACTGAAGAGGCTCACATCGTGGATCAGGTTGTCAACGAACCAACCGCCGCCGGACACTCGATCAGCACCACTGCCGAGGTTGTCGCGGATCCACCGAAAGAGAAGACCTATCCGAGCCTCTACGATACGCTTCCAACCACGGTGGCTGCGATCGCGATCGGTATCGGTATCATCGGCGGCATCCAGTGGATCGTCAGGAGAATCTTCTCGACCGAGAAGGCGGAGCATAAGGCCCTCACCCAGTTCGTCACCGCGATGTTTGCCCTCATCGTCGGAGTCTGGATCGCGGACAAGCTCATCGCTGGCCCCTCCACAGAGCTGATCTCCCCAGAGGAGAGCTCGCAGCTCCTCACGTTCATCAAGGACATCACGCTCATGGTGTTCAGCTACTACTTCGGTACGAAGGCGAACGTGCCGACCGACGTGGCCCCGGAGGAGTAATGAGTGACAATAAACAGCTTTCTGTCAGCGAAGACAGCGCAATTTCGATACCCCTACGTAACCTCATCTCACTGCTGGGCGCAGTTGGTGCAGCCGTCTGGGGATACTCTGAGCTGAACGGTCGCATCGCCGCGCTTGAAAACGAGAATACGATGACGAAGCAAGCCATCACCGACCTCCAACAAGCGAATCGAGACGCTGCGACCGGCATCGATCCATGGGCAACAGACGTCCAGCAGACTACTCGAATCGATCGGGCAGAGCAGGACATCAAACGTATTGAAGAGCTGTATCTTCAGTCACATAGCAAGAACGCATGTTATCAAAAGGATGGTGAGTGATGGCTGATCCATTAGCGCAGGTCCTTGAGGCCTCTGGCGGTGGCAATATCTGGGCAGTCCTCGGGCTCGCGGTCTCCGGAGCGTTGGGTAAGTACGCCTGGGACTTCTATAAGAAGAAGGCTGAGCTCGGCTTCAAGGAGAAGGACAACGTCCGTAAGGATACGAAGGAGGAGAAGCTCCTCGATCGCAAGGAGAGGAACGAGTTCAAGGATGACCTGAAGGAGCGTGTTACCGCTCTTGAAGTGAAGCTCGAGGCGGCGGTGAAGGCAAAGGAGGACCTCCTCGAGCAGGTTGGTGAGCTCCGCGCAAAGCTCGCAAAGATCGAGACGAAGCTCGAGATCCTCCTCGCGGGTGGGAAGGTGGCGCCGGAACCACCGGCTCCGGAACCGCCACCCAAGAAATCGAAGTCAGCTCCGCCACCAGCTCCAGCCAAGAAGGCGGCCGGCAGGCCGAAGAAGAATGGCTGATTGCGTCATCAGGTCTGGGGAGTCGGTCGATCCGATCGACCCCCGTCTCTCTGACACTGCGTGCACCATAGAGACGGGAGTCATCATCAGACCCCCACCAGATCTAACCGTTGTGGCGGAGATTCCAAAGAAGATAAAGCCTGCACGGGTCTCCGCCCCAGTTGTGCCCGTGGTCGCTCCCACGCCGGTTATCGAGACCCCTAAACCCAGTACCCCAGCTGTGGTTGTCGCTCATACGGCGGTGGTTGAAAAGGAGATCCCAATTCCGCCCGTTGAACCAGCGACTGGTGTTAACCCGACGACGATCGCTCTCGTCGGTGCCGCAGCTGTCGTCGCTGGAACTGCAGCGGCTGGAAGCGCTATGGGTGGATTCTCGGCCCTGCAAGCGAAGGTTGCGGCGGCGCTCGGAACCTCGAAAGGAGCTGCCGCAGGGGCGGCAGTCGTGACGGTTGGAACCGTCGTAGCCGTGAAAGCCATCGAATCCAAGATGGCGAAGCTTGAGAAGGACCTGGAAAAGACGAAGCAGGACATCGGCGAGACGTCCTCCTCGGCCGACAGGATCGACGCCCTACTTGACCGGCTTGGACGCTGAAACGACGAACTCGACACGGCGGTTCCGAGCATGTCCCTCCGCCGTGTCGTGGCTGTCGATCCGACCATCAGCGCCAGCTGCCTCAACGGTGATGCGAGCTGGATCGATTCCCTCGGAGACAAGGTAAGCGCCCGTGACCTGGGCGCGACGAAGCGAGAGATCAAGCAGGTCACCCTGCTCAGCTGAATCGGCGTAACCCACGACCTTGATGCTAAGTTGCTTCCTCAGACTCATGATCGTGGCAACTCCGTCGATGGTCTGCTTCCCGCCGTCGGTAAGAGCGCTGTCGTTGCTGTGAAAACCGATACCGGGTTGCGTCTCAGCCGGGGTGACCTCCTCCACCCGAAGGGTGATCACGCTTCCGACCGGAAGGACGCACGTCTTCATGGCCTCACGGAGCTCGCCCATTGAGACAGGTCCCTCGAAGTGACAAGTCTCAGGATCCTGAGCTCTCGACGTGGACGATAGGAGCAAAAAAGCTAATGATGTTAGTGACATGGAGCACCTCCCCCTGCCATCTAAGTATCACTCATCTCCGTGCTTCCGTCCCCTTCCGTGACAGGTGTCGCAAAGCGTCTGGATCCATCCGCCGGAACGCCTATGACCCTTATTACCGCAGTCCTCGCAGGTTCGATAGCTCACGCTCTCGGCCATCGAGACCGCACCGCGAATGTAATCATCGCAGTTATCAACGTAGAAGCGCAGGCCGCCGAATTTCTCCTTCACCTGAACAGCGATCGTCTGGTGCTCAGCATCGAACTCCTCATCGGTGAGCTCGGGATGCTGGCGACGCTTCCAATCTACGTGGTTCTGAATGTTCGCGCAGAGCGACTCGATGATGTCGTACCAGCCATCGCCGTGCTCGAATCCCCAGCACATGCAGGTCTCCTGCATCGAACGGTTGCGATCCCGAAAGATCTTCGGGAACTTCTCGCAGAGAATCTTGTCGAGATCTTCTCTCACCTGGAACCTCCCTTCACGAAATTGTTGATCGTCTCAATCACAAGAGCCTCGAAACCCGCCTCGTCACCGGGCTTGAGACCGAACTTTGCGAAGAACTCATCGCTACGATCGTCATCGATATCGAACACGAAACGGGTCTTTCCATCGGGGGTGGTCTCCTCGATGATCTGCTTGAGGCCCGGAATTTCACTCTGTGTTGCCATCTTGTTTGTTCCTGTTGTATTCTTCGAGCCATTTGAGCGTGGATTTGGGATCAAAATCTGGCTTCTCGTGATCGCGTGACAGATCCTTCCCCCACTCGGAAGCTAGCCAACCCTCGACGATCATGCGCCAGAGGGTGACATCGATCCGAAGTCCGAGCTTCGGGCGGGGACCGGTGTCCTCCCGCCAGTCGACGTTCGCTGTGTCGAGGGAGGCTGCCCACCCATCGCCATCAAGTTGAAGGTAGACGTTGTCGTTCTCGAAGCATTCCTGGTAGAGATGGAAGTCCTTCTGATCGAAAGCTATCGTGCATCGTGTGCTCATATAGAGATTATACGAGCACCTCGATTATTTACAGGCCCGCGGCGGCTTCCGCGTTGGGAACCTCTCCAGCTCCCGCTGACAAGCCACGGATAAGACCACGAGAGATCTGTTGAGCCCTTGCGGGAGAAATTCCCTGATTCAAAAGAATTTGTGACCATCTTTTAGTTTTCATTAGTTCACTGGGAGTAGCTCTCGTCGCAGATTTTCCAGGCACCTGACGGAAAATCTTACCTTCCGCGTCCATCCAGATTCTGGCAGCTTCCTTTCCCGCTTTGTCCGTGTAGATGATCGGGTCTGCGCCTCTGAGGGCGTTGAGAGCTTGTTTCGTCTGCATCGCCTCAACTTTACTTACCAGCTTCCCAGCCTGGGCATCGAGGAAGGAGTTAAAAGCGCGTAGATCTGCCATCGCAGCTGATCCGAGATTCTTCAATGCGCCGGCCGTCTGGGTAAGCGGTTCGGCCGCAGCTGCTGCGGCGCCAGCCTCAGCGCCTGCTGCCTTCGCTTCAGCGCCAGCCGCGGTGCTGAAGCCTTGCTTACCAGCTGTCGTGATGAAAGTCTTCAGGTTCGTGATGAACTTTGACATCATCTCGGCGGCGGTGCCAACTTTCTTGGAAAGGAAACCGGCGACGGTCCCGAGCTGACCTTCAGCCGTCCCGGCAGCCGCCTTCGCCGCGCCCTTTTTGGCCAACCACTCTGCGAGACTAGCTGTGTTCTTAGAAAGCCATCCGCCTGCCTGCTCGAGGGCGGGCAGTCCCGCCTTTCCAACCCACTCGATGAACGCTGCCAGCGCTTTATTCTTCATGAGCAGCTTGGCGACAGGACCGAAAGCTCCCTTGATGATAAGTCCGAGGAACGATTCGAACGCTTGCCCGAGCTTCGTGAGGGGTCCAAGTGCGGTGACGATTGGACCCACGAAAGCAGTCGCGCCGAGGGGTTCAATCGCAGCAGCGGAGAGAAGGGTCAGGAAGAGATTTCCGACGCCGCCAAGCGTTGAACCGCCGTTGAAACTATCGTATGCCTGATAGGCGTAGTAAGCGACGCCGGCGATTCCGGCGAAAGTTTTCACGCCGGGAATCATCTGACCTATGCCCAGGGCGAGATCCATCCCGAAGCTCTCATCGAGCTTCTTATGAGCCAGATCGCCCGCTTCGGTCGTCGCAAGACGGAGGGCTATGACGTCGTTAGACTCAAGCAAGTTCAGGTAGTGCTTCGGATAGTACCCCGACCTGATACCGAACCGGATGATGGACTTCGCCTCAAGAAGAGCATACGGTCTCATGACAGGGTCGACTATGTACGCTGACTCGCTCAACGACATCAAACCGTATCTCGCGCACTGGACTCTCTTTATCTCCTCCGACAGGAGATCGATATCACGAGAAACTCTCGAACTTCTCATTTGCTGGTAATCCTCTCACCCTAAATATAGGATGCGAGTGCAATTACGCCTTGAAACTCGTCGGTTCGATCTTAATTTCCGTCGCCGAGAAGGCGACCTGCGTCGCCCAGGGGGCGTCGTCCTGGATGTCGAGCTCTGCGAAACCCATCGCTCCCGGAACCGCGGTCATCGTCCACTGCTCGACGTCCAGTCCAGCACCGTCAAGCATCTTGAGGGTCACACGACGGGGCTTCGGGGTCATGAGCCAGCCGCGGAAGTAGCTGTTGAGGGCGATCTCCGGGACGTTGATCGTCTCGATCGTGATATCGCCCCGATCGATCATGCCAGTCGTGAACATCGGCAGCTTGACACCCGTCAGTGGGATGTCGAGATCGAGCCCCTCGACCCGCATGATCCAGGGCGGACGCTTCACCACGAAGCCACCCTCATGCTCGGCATCAGCCTCGAGCTCCTCCGGCTCAGGGAGCTCGACGGGTGCGGTCTCAACGGGCTCCTTGATCTTACGCTTACGCTTCTTCTCTTCGCTCATTTGATCTCCACTGTTAATTCTAGTTAACGTGTTGGGTGTTTACAAGAACAAGCTCATCCAGTACGCAGGTCACGTGGCCGTACTTCGGGTGGAGGACCCGCACCGTGTGCAACCCTGGGATAACCTCCAGGGTTTCAGTGTCGCAGAGTAGCAGGAGATCCCCGCGACGAACCGGTAGATCGCGTGGAAAAGCTCCATCTCGTTCCCTCCAACAGACCGTAGCCTCCCTCGGCTTCAGCAGCGAACCAATGACCAGTGTTTCCATGGTTAATCATACCACACAACTGGTCTTGTTGCACCTAAATGGACAGATTCCTGTCCACAATATCGTGAACCATGTCCCAGGCGTCCTGCAGCTCACCCGTGCGGCGGAGAACCCTGTACGCGAGGTTCTCGCTCGAGAGCTCACCGTCACGTTCGAGGCCCGCCTTCCTCATCTTCGTGATCCGCTTCATGGCCGACATCATCGGACCCTCTTTCCGTGAACTCTCCGCCCTTCTGATGACCTCTCGGAAGTCGGACACCTTTCTTATCACCTTCGACTCGTCGTATGACGGACCGTCGTCCGGGGGCTCGAGAAGCCATTCATTTCCCGGGATGCTCCAGCGACCTGTCACCTCCGGTGGGTCATCGTTGGTGTCCTCGACGTAGACCTCGACGGGAATACCGCGGATCGTGATGTCGTGCTCCTCCTCCCACTTGAACTTCGCAAGCTTGCAAGCCTGCTTGATCGCCTCCGGGTCATCGTAGGAGCTGAGATCTGCGATGATGTGAAGGTCGAGATCGCTGCCCGGACCCCACGTCCGACCCGCGTACGATCCAGTGAGGACGATGTCCTCAACATCGAGATCTATCTCGATCTCCTCGAGGAATTTCTTCGCTATCTTCGCGAGCGCGTTTGCGATCTCCGGTCTGAGCTCATCGTCGCTCCAGATCTTGTCGCTCAGCTGCGATTTCGGTCGCACCGATGCTATCGCGGCGCGGGTCTCCACTCTCAGCTCTCTTCGGGACGACCCATCGGGGCGCGCTCGACGTCGTCGAGCTCCGGTTCCTCGAGGTTGCGATAGAGAGTTCGGCTTGAGACCCCCAGCTTTTCCGCAGCATCAGGAACTCGTCCACCCGACTTCGCCATCGCGTTATAGACGTTGTTTCTCCAATCAAGCGGGTCCTTGATTCGGGTCGCGAGAAGATCAGTGATGTTCTGCGGCTTGAACGAGCGACCGCGGCGTTTCTTACGAGACTTCCGCTTCTCAAGAAGGTTCTCGACGTCAGCTATTTCACGAAGTAGTTCCTGAATCTTGTCCATACGCTTAAGTATTTCGATCGTGTAATACTGACGCGAGCAACCTCAACGAGGCAAAAACTTCCGCCTCATGTCGCGGGTGATCACGTTCAATAATCTCGAAGTAGTTCCTGTCGCTGGATGACTTAAACCGCTGCTTGATCCAGCATCCCTCGGAGTCGATGCCCCACTCGACGTCCTCCCAGAGGAGAGCATCCTTCGCCGCCTCCGCAGCGTACTCGACTATCCGAAGCGGGTTCTGCGGGATCTCCAGGAACATATAATCTCGGGGACCGTGCTTCACCCACTTCGGATTTCGAAGCCGACGAATCTTGAGTCGATGCTCGGAAGGAATCTCCCCCAGAACATGGTAGAAACGATCGTTGGTTATCATCTTCTAGGCCTTCTCAAGCGACTTGTCAAGAGCCTGCTTACGAGTCTTGATCTCTCGATCAATATACCATCGAGCCTTTTCAAGATCCAAGATGTACTCGTCTGGGTCCTTTTTACCATTGCGACTGATGTACTTCACGGTGTTTCCCAGGTTGAAATTGAGATCCCACGCTTCGATAACGTCGATCGCCTCGAAACCGGTGTCCTTACGATAGTGCGACGGATGGTCGACCTTGCTCATTCGAACCACTCCTTCGTCGCGACAAGCGGGTCGCCCCCGGCGACGAGGAATTGAGCCCAGAGCGCCCTCTCGTATGCCATCTTCTCGTTTGTCGTCATGCGTGCCCCACAAGCCACTCTGCGTACGATTTTAGATCACGATTTCGTGCCTTGTAGTAGGCCTGATAATCGATCTCGAGCCCCATCCGGCGGGAGAGCGTCTCTCCAAGTGCCCAAGCCTCCCATTCCTCGCCGAGGGTCTCGGCCCGGACGCAGAGCTTCTCCCGGCTCTTCTCGCGTCGGTTCTTGAACTCATCCGAGTTCGCGAAACGAACGATGTAATCGGGCGACTCGTAGAGCATGATGTGACCGATCTCATGGATGATACCGAAGATCTGGCTCTGGGGCGTCCGATTGGAGTTGATCACGATCTGACGATCGGTAAAATCGACGTGATCGTCCTGGGAGTAGCTCCAGTTGAGACTCCAGCGACGCTCGTCAAGCCACTTCTCAAGCTTTTTGAGCGCAGTCGGGAGGGGACCCTCACTGTACTGAGGGTCCCTGAAGATGAGTGGGCGCATGTTACTCCCGCATGAGATCGTTAGTGGCAGCCGTGAACGTCTCCTGACCGTCGATGGGCTTGTCCAGCCTCACGACAGCAAAAAACTTCTTCGCTGAGGTTCCACCCTCGAAATGCTCCGTTCCAGCCTGCTCGAGGAGCTGGACTACAGTCCCCAAAAGACGCATATTGTAGACGTGATTGACTCTATCACCTGGCTTGATCATTGTTGCTCCTGGTTGTTAAGCAGATATCCTCTGCGTTGTTTGTATTATAGCATCCGCTGCCACCAGATTACCAACGATAAAATCATTTTCCATTAATTCGTCGATCGTGATAGAAGTTGGGAGGGGCACGGACTGCAGCTTCAGAATGTAATTGTTGAGGGTTAACGTGTAATAGAGGTTGTTGGCTAACGTCTCGACGTTTGCCCTTGCCTTCTCGAACGGTCCCTTCTGTTGTTGCTTTGATGATAAGCTCAGTGTCATGCTGGCCTCCCAAAGCTAAATAGGACGTCAGGAATCCTCCCAGTAGACAACGTCACCGCGTTTGTAATGTTTGAGATTTTCCTTCGCAGCTTCCTCCACGAAGTGAGAATCGTGGAGTGTGAAGTAGTTGTTGGGCAGAAGCGCGAACTGACCTGACTCAAGATTCACCAAGCTCAGGGGCTTGTGCTCCTGTGGGTATCGGGAGAATCCATCGCTCCAATCGATCACGATCCCAGTGTGACGACCCTTCTCCTTGATCGGTTTTAGTGTGGAGACAACAAGGCCCTCTAGGTATCGAGCGTGCCAGACGTCAAGGTTCTCACCCATTCCACCCCACGGGACCAGGGCGTGCTCGTCATGCTCGAAGCTCGACGTCGAAATTGCATGGAGTGGTAGACCGCTCCAGTGCGCACCACTTTCAAGAAGTACGTGAGCGGAAGGTATCTGACCAGGTCTGCAGTGGATGCCGTGCCAGATAGCGGGCGTGTGACCTGCGGGCATTCCGCTCCCCAGGAAGTCATTCCTGACATTCACGTAAAAATGATATGGTAGGCTAGCGTGTCTGCTCATTTTTTTCCATGATCTATTAGATTGTAAGAGCTTTAATTCGACTTTTCATTGATATTTACGATGAGGCTTATCATGGACGAAAGATCGCAGCAGAAGAACAATCCTGGGTATTACCGCGGGCTCGGTGGTAAGACGCGCTCCGCCCGTGAGAAGCACTTCAAGAGACAGAGCAAGATGCACTGGGGTGACCCGGACGCTTATGAGCCCGCTCCGGGCGATGAGAAGCCGACGAAGACGTCGAAGTGGACCAAGATTGCAAACAAGCGTTTTCCCAAGAAGGACGAAGGAGAATCGATGGAACTGGATGAATCTGCTATTCGTGAGATAATCAGGGAAGCCATCGAGCTTCTTGAGACCGACGAGCTTGAAGAGCTTGAAGAGCTCGATGAGGCAAAGTCGAATGCCAGCCAGGCCCTCAAGAACAAGGCGAAGTCAGCCAATGCTCCTCTCGGAGCGCTCCGAGCGATCTACAACAAGGGCCTTGCAGCCTGGAGAACCGGACATCGTCCCGGAGCTGGTCAGCACCAGTGGGCGATGGCCCGCGTGAACTCGGTCCTCGCCGGTGGCCCAGCGAGGAAGGTCGACGCCGCACAGTGGAAGAGGATTCAGCAGCACAGGAAGAAGAAGCGGGGCTGAGTCAGGCGACCTTGCGCTTCTCAGCCCGGGCAGCAGCCTTCTTCTCCTTGTCCTTCCGGGCGATCTCGTTGAGCTTCTCGTCGGTCGTCCCACGCTGCTCATCGTAGAAAGCTGACATGTTCCGGCCAGTGACGAGCTGGATGACCGCGAGCTCCTTCGCCTTTGCCTCGACGACGCAGTCGATCTCGAGACCGTGAGGATCGACGGGGCCGTCGACGAAGTTGGAGTGGGCGGTGGCGGAGACGTCGCGACCTTCACGGTCCTTGGCTGACTCGGAGTAGTGAGTGCAGGGGCGGATACCAATCGGCCAGGTGCTGGCTGCCAGATGGAGGGCATCGCGTTCGGAGAGGCCGCCATCGCAGAACTTGTGGTGATGGTAATCGAAGACGATTGGGACGCCGGTACGCTCGTGAACCTTGTGAAGATCGACGACGCTGTAGCAGTTCGCCTTGTCATCATTCTCGACGGTGAGCCGCCGCTTGACGTTCTCGGGTACACGCTCGAAGTTGCGGCACCAGCGATCCATCGACTCGTCCTTCTGGCCGAAGGCGCCGCCGAGGTGGATGTTGATCTTCGCCTCAGGGGTGTTGGGTAGGCCGATGGCGTCCATGATCTCGCCGTGGATACGGAGGTCGCGGATGCAGTTGGCGACGACGTGCTCACGGGGAGAGGTCAGGCAGTTGAACTGACCGGGGTGGAACGAGAGACGTTGACCACCTGCCGCGGCGAGCTTGCCAGCCTGCTCGAGGCCAGCCCGGATGGCGGGCCAATCGGGTAGCTGCTCGAACTCGTATTCCGAGGCCCACGGGGCCAGGTCGGAGGTCATCCGATACACTTGAATCCCGTTGGTGTTGTTCCATTGGATGATACCGCAGAGTGTCTCCACATTCTCCAGGGTGAGGCGGGATGCATGCTGCACGCCCTTCTCGGCGAAAGTGCGCTTGATCATCGAGCGGAAGCCACCGCGTTTGGGACCAAGGGTCATGTTGAGACAGGCGTAGCCGAAACGAGTTGCCATTGATAACCTCCAATCCTATAGTACCACAGGACGGAGGCTATTGCACGGGTTCAGGATCGACTAGCGGTCCTCAGCCATATCACGCTCGTGCTCACCGCGGTCCGCCTCATTTTCCATGAGGTATGAACGAAGCCACATGTGCATCGAGTCCTTCAACTCCTCGCAGAGATCATCGATCAGGCCCTCAGCCTCTGACATCGAGTCCTCGTGATCGTAGCCACCGACAAAAAGGTCCTCGATGTTCGTCATGTACTTCTCGACGAGTCCCACGGGGTCCATCGTGTTCGAAGAATGGAAGCTCGAGAACTCGTCCTCCATCTCGGGAGGAGGCTTTCCGTAGACGGCCTCAACCTCCTCAGGAAATGCTCCCTCACGAAGGACCCTCTTTGCTTCTTCGCTGATGATTCTGCGGATCTTTGACTCAGACAAACTCATAATTTTCTCCGTTCTCTAAATTAGGTAGGTTTTGCAGCGGCGCCCATGCTGGTGCCGAAATCCTCGACAGCCTTTCCGGCGCCCTGGACTAGATTCGTAAGGGTGGTTCCGATGTCACCAGCTGACTTCGCGGATCCTATTCCCGGAAGAAGGCTGCTAAGGTTGATCTTGCAGACAGTGTCGGTTATCGCCTTCACGATCGGGCCGCCCTCGATAAATTGTGACTTTAGGGCTTCTACGATCGTCTTCCCGAGGAGGGTCGAGGGTTCGAGCCCGTTCGGAGACGTGATGAATTCCTCGAAAAGTGATTCCTGGATTGCGCCTGCGAGACGGGAGGCGACCGTCTTGCACTTGTCTCCGCCACCGAAGAGTCCGATGAGCTCAGTGGCAGTGATGTTCTCGACAAAGTTTGCTATGACCCGACCGAGAAACGATCCAGGCTGGAGTCCCATCATCCCGACGAGCTTCTCGCCGAGCATACCCTTGAGACCCTGGGAAAGGCTCGAGTCTCCGATTGTCGTCAGGAACCCACCGAGAGCATCCATCAACCCCTCATCAATACGACCGCTTTCGAGCTGCAGAAGAACACGCCCGACGTACCTGTCACACTGCTGTGTGGTGTATCCTCGTGCTTCCATCAGCGCCACTTTATTTCCGAGGTGATGCCACATGAGTCGAGCTTTGTGCTCACGAGACTCGGAGATTCTTGTTTTAATCGTGTACGTACGCATGTTCCTCTCGCTCTCTAAATATATCAAGATTCCGATATCAGAATCTTAAGATTCTCCGTGCCTTTTAACACTCTGTGCCAGCTTTCTTTTGGAATCGAATACTCTTCTCCGACCTTCATCTCGAATGGAAGACCGCTCTCGAGCTGTAGTTTCCAGCCAGAACCCTCGATGACCTTGATTCGTCGATCTCGACGGTCCATGTGCCATTCAAGCTCCTCACTTGAGATGCTCTTCGAAAACTCTCTGAGAATTAGATCCTCTGAAATCTTTGACTGCGTGTATGGTTGCATTCTACCACCAGCCGGGAACGTTCCTTCCGAAAAGTTTCGTCGCTCGACACGCCCAGTAGCCAGCTTTCGTCTTGTCCTTCTTGTCGGAGCAGCCGTGACGCTCGCCGAAGCTCTTTCGACGAGCCTTCGCCTTCGGCCCGGATCCCATCGCATCGGGCATGCTCGATCCGAACGACACCTTCCTGATGTTTCCGGACTTCGGGTCACGAACGAACACGTGAGCACGGCCGCCTGACTTCGAGGCACCAGCCTTTCCAAGCTTCACCGTCCGTCCCTTGTACTTTGCCTCATTCATGCCGCCGACGTTGGGAAGACCAACCATTATTTTTACGTGATCTTCCCCACCGATGTTCCTTCTGTACCACCCGTAGGTTCCCGGGAACTTGCCGTCAGGATGCTCACCGAACCACTCTATTTCCTTTCCGTCCAGCACTTGTCTGACGACCTTCTCGTCAGAGACGGTCTTCGCTCCACGGCCCAGGGCAACTTTTGCCATCGCGTCACTCACCTCGGCGTAGTATCCTGGAGTGGTGAGCTCTTCACCAACCCGAGCTTTCAATGCTGACTTAGCGAGCCCGGTGCCATCCGTCGCGGATGCGACATTCTTCAGACCGAAATTGGTCCTCTTTCTCATGCTGGCAGCGTCGACCTCGCGGTCATCATCAAGATCGATAAGAGCGAAAATCGATGTGTCTGATGCTTTCACGGCTGCGACAGACTTGTAGTTCGCGTGACCGCCGATGTAAGCGTATGATTGATCGATGATGCTGAAGATCTCGTCGTAAATCTCCGGATTCTCGATGAGATCATCGTGGGAGAGCTCGATCCATCTTCCATGCTGGTCTCCGTAGTGATCGGCGAACGATTCTCTCAAGCCCTCATCCCACATCGGGAAGTCGAGTGGGACCATCCGACCCTCGTGCATCGCCCACCTTCCCAGATCGCTCTCGAAAATCTCGTACTCTTCCTCGGTCGCAGCGTACCTTCCCTCTAGCCAGAGATGACGAGCTTCATTGACAAGTCGAAAGAACTCCTTCGTTCCTGGACGGTAAACGTTCTCGCTAAGCGGAATCCTGTTCTTCAGGTGGTAGTTTAACCCTTCCGAGAGAGTCTTCGCTTTCTTGTAAGCGGGAGTATTATTGTAAACGTCACGGGTTCCAAGCTTCTTCGGATTGTTGGGATTGCCCTCAACGTCCAGGTCGAGCGTCGCCCCACCGTAAATCTTGCTTTCCGTGTCATGACCGGGTAGGATCTTGTCCGTTACCTGTGGGGGACGAACGGAACCGGGACCCTTCTCGATGAGCCTGCTGATTTCTTCTCTGACAAGTATTTTAAGAGCTCTTGAGTTCATGTTACCTGTGCTTCTTGTAAATGTCGAAGTTCTTCAACTTCTTACCTTTCATCGGTCTACCGAGATAATCCTCATCGTTGCTCAAAGAGACGCCAGTGAAAGATTTTCCCTCGTCCTCCGGATGTCCGAGAAGTGTGTCGCTTTTCGTGTCCTGGGGCGGACGAACAGTTCCAGGACCCTTGGCCTCACCTATCTCTTTTTTTTTACGGCGCGTGACTTCTTCTTGGGAATGTCATACCACTCCGACTCGTTGGTCTTCTTCATGTTGCGGCGCTTCTTCATGTACCACGGCTTCTTTGCCTCGTTCATGTCACCACGTGCCGTCTCTGCATTGAGGTAATCGTAAATTACGTCTATCATCTCGGAGGCAACAGCGATCTTCTCCTGAACCCATTCAGGGAGATCATCGCCGTCCTCAAGGGCGTCGTGAAGCTCTTGAGCCTGCTGAGCCATGTTGTAGAGGTTTCCCTTTATCATCGAGGATTCCTCATACTCGTCAGAGTCCTCGAAGGTCATGTGACCTTCCTCATCCTCATAGGGAGCTGCGCCGTCCATGTGACCGTATCCGAGAATGTCGAGCATCGGCATCGCTGCCGCAAGAGCATTGGGAAGCTGTCCCTCACGAGCCATGCAGCCGCACTCTTGCAGGATCATATTACGAAGTGCTTTCTTGTCCATTATTTCTTTCCCTTCTTGATCTTAACTTCAACGGCGGGTGTCTTCGGTACCATACGCGCAGTTTCTGAGATTCTTGCAATTTCAATCGCAGCCATCCTGACGACGGTCTCTGCCTGCTCGAGTGTTAGTCCTGAGCTCAGTAAGTCGACAACGCTCATGTCGGCGATCTCCTTCAGCTCCTGCTCACCAGCGCGTCCACCGTGCTGAAGTGAACTTATCGCAAGTCGCGTTGGATCTTTTATGCTAATACTATGTGCCTTCGGATTCATAACTCTCCTCGCCTGCTATAGATATGATGCAGGTGGTGAGTTTAATGAGACAGGCCGCAGTTAAAATGACGATTCTCGAGTACATCAGCTTCCTGCGTATGATGGAGCTATGGTTCCACGGTGCCCATCATCTCACCCGCGGAGACAGCTTCTCCGGGGATCATGTGAACCTCTACGGTAAGATCTACGGGGCGATCGGTGACCAGGTTGATCCGGCTGTCGAGAAGGGCATCGGTCTCTTTGGGGATGAGTGCGGTGATCCGATGATGATCACCGCGCAGGCGACGATGATCATGTCCGAGTACCCGAGTCCACGTGAGCTCCCGCCGGCTGGCATCGCGGCGATCGGGTTTCAGATCGAGAAGGATTTCCTGAAGTTCTCACAAAGCATCTACGAGTCGCTCAAGCAGAGCGGCGCGATGACCCTGGGGCTTGACGATATGATCATGGCGAATGCAAACGCTCATGAGGGTCATGTCTACCTGCTCCAGCAGAGGATCAAGCGCTCACTCGACAGGTAAGCAGCAGACTCTCAGCTCTTGGAAAAGCTCCGGTGACTCGATCAACCGGAGCTTTTTTTGCCTTGAGAGCCGCTTTACCTTTCTCTCCGTCCTCAGGGAGCATGAGAGGCAACACACAAGCCATGATGCTAGAAAACGGACGGGCCGCCGGGAGCGTGTGTATTTTGCTCCTCGGCGGCCGCCGTTATGCTCTTCCACCCTTCTCCCGACGTCCGTCGAGATACCACAGTAGAGTGTGCCATCAGCGCACTCCACAAGGTAGAGGTGGTAGGATCTACTCGTCAATGTACTCGAGCATCTGATCAGCCTCGTGGCTCGAGTCGCCCAGGCGAGCCCGAATCTTCGCGATGCGGAGCGCAGCCTTGAGAGCCTTCACATCGACCCCGTGACCCTCCTCATACTCGGAGAGGATCTCCTTCTGGGTCTCACGAAGGAGTCCCATCTCGTTCTCGATCGAGGTGAGCTTGTCAACCAGTTCCTTAACAACTTCCTTGGTAGCCATCTTGAATCTCCTTTACTTTGATATTAATGATCTCAGTCTCTTTTTTCAAGCTCATCATCCCAGGCATGAAGAACTTGGTCGTTTACCAACACTTCAAAATACTCGTGATCGTTCGGATCCTTGCCCACGCTCTTGATGATCAATGCCAGGTTACCGTCGCAGCTATTAGGCGCGTGCTTCGTGGACACAAAGCGCGGACTGCGTGAGAGATTGAGACGGACCAGAGATCCTGGTATGAGAGCTGACATTAGGCTAAATCCTCGCCCTCGGGCTCCTCGTAATCGAGTTCCTCGATCTCAGTTCCGCATGACTTGCAGGTGTGCATCGTTACTTTCGTGTTTGACTTCAGAACGGTCGAGATGTCGTCGATGATATTTGAGAATTCGTCGAACTCATCAAACTGAAACTTTAGAAGAACGTTTCCCGTTGGTAGACACACCAGACCCGTCTCCTTCATCAGCCAGGCTCCGTGCGGCAGACGGATCGATCCCTTCGGGGGTGACGGTAACTGATTCATTCTTCATCTCCGTTGGGAACATAATCGAGATCTGCTCGTCACTCGGCGGCTCAACTTCCAATTCTGACAGAAGACCCAGAAATTGCTCTCTGCTGACGACTCCCTTTGAAAGGAGCCACATTTGCTCATCAATTCGACGACGGAGCTTGTATTCATTCCAATTCATTCTTCAATTATCCTCATTTCTTTTCGAATGTTTTGGTCGAGAACTCTAAAAATGAGCCTCGCCCCCTCTTCGCTTATGCTGCTTCTGAGGTGCGAAATCAGAAGTCTCTCCAGCGAACCGATGTCGCTCGTTGTTTGGCTCTCCAGAAATTTAGCAGCTTTCTCGTAAACTCTTTCGAGTCGGGCTTCATCCCAATCGAGAATCTCCAGCAGTCTGGTTTCGGTGTCTATCACGGCGATCCAGTGTAAATATCTCCCAGCATCGAAGCCATCGACTCCTGGAATCGCGGGTCGAGAGAGACCCGCTTCGACTCCTCATCGAGCTTGTCCGTGGGAGTTCCCTGCAGGATGCAAACCTCACGAGCGATCTTCTCGAGAGCTCGCAGGACCAGATTACGTGCGGTCGAGATCGAGATGTCGTCTCCACCCTCAGCCATCTTCTCGACAATAGCTCGATACTCCATGCCTCCGAAATCGGAGCTCACGGTCGCGTAGCCATTCTTGAACTTGGAACCAGTGGGCATGCTCATTTACTTGATCTCCGAGCTGATGGTAAGAGCGTGAAGCTCTTCATGGGTGATGGGGAAATTGACATGATCGGTGGAGCTTTCGGTGATCCCGAAGCGGAGTCGAAGGATCTTCTCCTCACGAGCCGTGAGCTTCGAGAGTCCGCGACGGATCGCTGCTGCGATCTTCTCTCGGTCGATGTTGTCATTGATCTCATCGGCGCCGGTTCCCGGGATCATCTCGCCGAGAGTGGGACCGTCGCCATCATCGCCTGCCATTCCGGGAGCATCGATCGAGAGAGTGTACTTCGAAGTCTGGAGAAGAATGTCCAGAGACCCGGAACCCACGCCCAGGAGGTCGGCGAGCTCCTCCACGGTCGGCTGCACACCGAACTGTCGATTGTACTCCTCCGTAACCCGACGGGCACGCCACACGAGGTTATTCGCGCCCGCCGGGAGACGGATGGAAGAGGACTGGAGAGTGATATGCCGCATGACCGCCTGGCGGATCCACCACGTCGCGTAGGTCGAGAACTTGAAGCCTCGACGCCAATCGAAGCGATCGACCGCCTTCATGAGACCGAGAGTCGACTCCTGGATGAGATCCTCGAAGTCACAACCACGGTTCTGGTACTTCTTCGCGATCGAGATCGCCAGTCGAATGTTCGACTGAACCATGCGATTTCGGGCCGCAGCCCGAACTGCCTCGTCCTTGCTCTCCATCTGCTGAGCGAGCTCAACCTCACCCTCACGATCGAGAAGCTTGTGGCGACCAACTTCCTTGAAGAATGACTGCATCATGTCCGGCATGTTTACTCCTTTCCCTTAGTTGTCGTCGTAGTAGTAGTCGTCGAAGGCCTGCGGATTACGCCGCATGAACTCCATGTGATTACGCTTGCGCGTCTCACGGAGCTGAAGCTCTTCGGCGAGATAGCAATACTCGACCTCGAGGGCGTGCGTGTCCTGACCACGGCGGCGATCGGCTTCGATCCAACCACGGTACTGGACTACCTTCCCACGAAGGTCATCCTCGGGGATGACCGCAATATAGTCACGGTCGTGAACGGGTACATTCCTACCTGCCATTTTCTTTCTCTTTGCTTGATGTTCCGTTGGAGGGATATCCGCCACCGGTGGGGAGGAAGCTTCCTTCCTTCACCCTTTATTACTATACCACGCCTTACCGGGGTTTGCACGTTTCCCGCGCGTTATTTTCACATCAGGTAATTTTTTCTTTGATCTGCTTGACGTCGTCCTCTACGTTATCGAGGCGCTGGGTCAATCCCGAGATGGCAGCTTCAAACGTCCGGCGATCAGCCTCGTGACTGTCGACGGTCTTCTCGAGAGCCTTGACGAGATCTCCGAACTTCTCGTTCTGACCCTCGAGGTACTTCTGGAGTACGGGTAGAATCTTACTCGCCAGCCAATAAAGAATTCCAGTTGAAAGAACCAAAGCCCCCAGGGGACCAGTAACCAAGCTCACAAGAGGGGCTGCGTCCATCATTACTCCACGATGCCTGTCGCTAACTATTCCGCAGGAGAGTCATCTGTGATCGTGCAACCCACAGAAAGCAACATGCTCGCAGCGGAGTGCGCGTTCTCTAGAGCGGAGCGAACCACCTTCAGAGGATCAACGATCCCGGACTCGAGAGTATCAACGTAGCGCTCCGTGGCAGCATCGTATCCCATGTTATCGCGGAGACGTTCAACCTTCGAGAGGACAAGCTCGGGATTGCGTCCAGCGTTCAAGACAATCTGACGGAGAGGGGCGCAGCATGATTGAAAGATGACCTCAGCGCCCTGTTTGAATGAATCGCTGCGATTCTTCGTGAGTCGGCGGCGAACCTTGGCTGCGGCACGGACAAGAGCAGTTCCACCGCCCGGGAGAATTCCCTCCTCGACGGCAGCTTTCGTGGCATGTAGAGCGTCATCAACACGATCCCTGCGTTCCTTCAGCTCCGGTTCAGTTGCACCGCCGACCCTCAGGACAGCGACACCGCCAGAGAGCCGTGCAAGTCGACGACGTAGGACCTCACGCTCCTGCTGATCGAGTGAGTTATCATCGATCTGGGATCTAATCTCCTTCGAGCGATCCTCGATCTCCTCTTTCTTGCCGGCTGCATCGATCAGGATCGTCCTGTATCGACCGACAATCGCGCGCTTGCAACGGCCCAGATCCTGGATCGTGACCTTGGCTAGCTCTGACTCTCCAACAATGACTCGCGTCCCCAGCAGCGCCGCGAGATCCTGAAGAGCGTGGAGACGGTTCTCACCGAACTCTGGACCCTTTATGGCACAAACCTGCAGGATACCCTTTGTTCGATTAACGACAAGACCCTGCATCGCCTCGCCCTCGATATCATCAGCGACGATTAGGACGGGCTTCTGGGCATTATGAATCTTCTCGAGAAGTGGGAGGATCTCCTTCAGAGCCGTGATCCTATTGTTAGTTAGGAGCACGTATGGTGACTCAAGTGAGGAGACCATCTTCTCACTGTCTGTCACGAAGTAGGGAGAGAGGTACCCACGATCGAGCTCAGCGCCCTCGACAACGTGAAGACTTGTGCTGAAACCCTTTGCCTCCTCAACAGTGATCGTGCCATCGCGACCGACAGCTCTCATCGCTCGCGAGAGAAGCTCTCCGATCTCACGTTCTCCATTGGCTGAGATCGTTCCAACCTGGATGATCTCCTCATCCGAGGAGACAGGTTTCGACATCGAGCGAAGCTCATCGATAACGGAACCAACTGCCCACGACATGCCCGCGCGTACCTCGGGGCTGCTATGATCACCCGAAAGCACCCTAAGCCCACCGTTGAAAATCGCGTGGGTCAGCACGGTGGCTGTCGTCGTTCCGTCACCAGCAGCATCGCAGGTGCGATTTGCAGCCTCCTTGACGATCTGAGCACCGAGATTCATGTTACGATCCCGGAAATCGATCGCACGGGCGACGGAGACTCCATCCTTCGTGACGACCGGTGGTGCGCCCGGTATCTCAATTATCACGTTCTGACCTGAGGGTCCCATGGTGACCCTAACAGCCTGAGCGAGGGAATCGACCCCGCGTCTCAGACCCTCTCGTGCCTCATCATCAAATATGAGTGCCTTGAAACCCTCGGTCATCCGTTAGTCCCTCAGGATGCGGCGCTGAGGCGCCTCGGTAACGATGTTCTCGGTCGTGATGGAGCGTCGGACGCCCGTGAGGGTGTTCACAGCGACGAGCAGATCGCCAGCTCGAACAGCGACCTCCTCGGTCTGGAGAACACCACGCGAACGAAGCCCAGCCTGCTCGGCATCGGGGAGGGGTTGATCGAAAGAAAGACCGTTGTTTGCCATTTTGACTCCTTGTGTTGAAATTATAATCACGCAGCCTGGGATGGAAACTGGATCCACATTCGATCGAATGATCCAACCCACTTCGGCCATGTCTTGTCATTGGTGAGGGATGCGATACCGAGACCCTGCATGCGCTCACGGAGCTCATCATTTCGACGTGATGGTGCGCTGAAGGTTGTCCCGTGCCAGGTCTCATCCAGATTCTCGAAACCGATCATGGAGAGGTTATGCTCAAAGATCTGCCGAGTCTCTGGCTTCTTAAGGAAGAATGCTTCCAGAGCTCCCGCTTCGGTGACGAGCGTAGTGGCTCGCTTGTCGCCGATGCCAGGAATGCCAGGGATATTGTCGGCCCCGTCACCACGAAGCGCCTTCCATCGAACATAGTCGTAGGGAGGAGCTTCGACGAAGATGTCCTTCACGGGAGAGTAGAGGGTGATACGTCGATCATCCGGACGGATGAGCTGGGTAAAGTCGGTGTCGGTCGAAACGATCGTCACTCGATCATCACGATGGTGCTTCTCCGCAAGATGAGCGATGACATCGTCAGCCTCGTAGTCCGCATGCCTCGTCACGATGACCGGTAGGTGGCGTGAGATGATGTCTGTGATCTGTCGCTTCTGATTCCGGAAGGCGTCATCCATTCCAGTGCGCTGTGCCTTGTAGGTGCCCTCGGAGGCCTCGATGCGCCTGCGAGGAACTCCCTCCATGACGAAGTAAGCGACATCAGGCTTGAAGCGCTCAACGAGGGAGCGGACAGAGCGTAGTGCTGCGAATGTGCAGCCGTGCTCGGCATCCTGCATCGCGACGCGGGCCCGGTGAATGAGATTGAGACCATCGATAACGAGAACGTGCTTCACGGGATCTTAACCTTCGCCCGAGTTCCATCAGGCAGTACGATTGTTGCAGTGTGTTCAGCGAGAGACTCATTCGCTACTTGAGGAATCAAGTCATCGACAGGAGGGCTCGAGCTCGGAAATGCCTCGGCAGCGGCCGCGACGACCCTATCAACCATCGAATTAACCTGCTGGGTGGTTCGTTCGATCAGCGTAGATCTCAGATCAGAGATGCTGACATAGTACTCAGCAGCCTCCGGATCGAGGGGAACGCTCTTCTGGCTTCCGGCGAGCTGGATCATCCAGACCGTCTCCGTGCCATTAAGAGTTCTTCGAAGGATCTCCTCGGTGACCTGCGCAGGCATCACGCGCCTCTCTCCCGAGGGGATCAAATAAATGACTTGACCGACTTGAAATGGTGGTAGAGCTGTTGTACTCATACCACCATTATAAGTCGGTCAGGAAGTTATTGCACGAATTCGTGCGCGTTTAGCGTCGGAATCCGGGGCCGACGCCGCCCATGGTCACGCCACGTGAACGAAGAACAGAGCGGATCTCCTTGCGGACAGCCTCACGAACAGACTGCTCCTCCTGCTTCTCATCGTCCATAGCCCTCTTCGCCTTGCGGAGCTCGGTGCGGATCATCTCGCGAACAGCACCTTCCTCATCGTCCTCGCCCTTCTTGCGACGAGCTTCCATGGGCTCCTCTTCCATCTCGTCCATGGCGTCTTCAGGCTCATCGCCCTCGTGAAGATCGTGATCGGCAGTGCTGACGTCGCCGTCGAGCCAGGGATCACCCTCTTCCTTGCCACCGCCGAACTGATCAGCCTTCGCGTCCTTGATACCCTTGTGCGAACCCTCGACCATGAGACCCGAGAGCTTTGCCATTCTGTTCTTATCGAAAATCATTTTAGTTGCCTCCGCATGTAAATATTCCTGACTCTGCAAATCATCCTGAACAAAGAGGTTCAAGGACTCACCTGCTACAAACTAACTATTATGCAGGCAACCATTATTCATTAGATCCGACATTTTCTCTAACAGCTTGCGTGATCTTTTTGCCCTTCTCGACCGCCTGACGAAGCGGCTCAAGCCCAAGAACGCTACGAACCTTGTCATATTCCTGCTCATTTAACCCCGTCTTCAAAAGACCGAGATCAACAAACTGCTTCAGGTCCATGTCGATGACGGGAACATCTTCGCCCTCGGATCCAGGCTCAAACTCACCCGTCTGATGAGCGACGAAGATGAAGAGCATCTTCGGGTCCTCCTGATCGGGAGGTACGTGAATGAAAGGAAGCTGTCCCTCGCCCTCTTCATATACAATCTCTGGGATCCAATTCTTAGGTTGCTTTTTCTTGCTCATGGGAAATTTATAAATCGTCTATCGTAGTAGTTAAACGTTCGAAGGAACTTGCAGCTGCCTTTCTCCAGTCTCTAGCTGCTGCTCAAAGCTTGTGAGATAAGAGAGGTACTGCTGTCCAACAGGGAAAGTGGAAAGTTGGGACTTCATCTCTTCGCTAAGGGGCAAAAACATAGTTTGCTTCGCCGACTGTATCATTTCTTCGAAAGAGTTGGAAAGCTCCTGCTGAATGCTCGACTTCGAGAGCCTAAAAGAGAGTTCGGTAACAGCTTTTAGATCATCCCTCTTGTCAATGTCGGGAAACTGTGATCTCGCTTTCGCAATGAAGGCGGCGAAATCCTCAGGCTTTTCGCTCATCATCTTTTTCGCTTCCTGCTCAATCTTCGATTTGGCAGTAACGATCTCATTCGTGGACATCTTTATTCCTTGAGCCTGGGCACCCGTTGCGGCAGCCTCGAACTCCTCCACGGATTTCGCGTCCACGATCTTCTTGAAGAAAGCTATACGACCGAGGATCATATCCAATAGCTGCTGACCGCGAGCTTTCTCTCCCTCCACGAAGGATTGGGCGATCTTCTGCAGCTTTAATTTCTCCTGTTGGATTTCAGGATTCATGGCTTGCGTAGCTGGGACTACGGGTGCCTTCTGCTCCGAGATATTTGATTCCCTACCAAATTCAAAGAAACTCAACGCTCTTTCAAGACGATCTGAGGCTACGCTGGTGGTCTTTACGTTGGTTTTCTTTGAGGTAGGAACGTCGATGAGATTGTCAATTTCTCCGTCAAATCCCCGTCCCGGTTGATACGCCATCACGGGCAGAAGCATCGGGTTCCCAATGCCCACAAGGAGCGCTGGTCCGATCTTCATCTTCTGGATTGTTCGGCCATCCTTCGTCTGAGACTTTTCGTAAAAAGCGTCTCGAAAATAGCGTAAGTTCTCGTCGGACTCTTTCGCAAATTCCTCTCTAGCGTCCGCGAATTTCTTGAAGGCGTCCTTCATCTTCTCGCGATCGCCGTCCATCGCTGCGACAGCCATTCTCGCGTTGAACATGAGGTTGTTACCGAGAAGCTTCGTTGACGACCAGATCGATTTGAAAATGTTCCCAAAGCTGCTGACCAGCTTCTCTCGCATCTCCGGACTCGCGCGCATCGACGCGGGAACAGAGCCTATTCTCTCGGCGAGAATCCTACGAGAGTGAGGCATCGGTATTACGCTCCGCCAACCTTGATGGGAACGGGACCCGTCGAAGGGGCTGCTGCGGGTGCAGAGACAGAGGGACTCGGGGCTCGAGTCGCGTTCGCAGTGCTTGCTCCCAGCGACTTCTTGATCTGCAAAGAGTAAGGGTCAGCTGGATCAGCGGCATCAGCAGAGTCTACACCACTCGTCAGGATCTGGCCCAGACCCTGGAGGAAGGCCACTAGGGCCATCTTCTCGTCCTCATTGAATTGGCCGATGTACTCCTCGAGTTCTCTCTTCACGTCAGCGTCTTTGGTCGACCGACCCGCTCGAACGATGTTGAGTTTCTCTATAATATCATCAACCGTTATGGGCTGCTGGGCGCCGGGTTGTGAAGCATCGGGCGTGGGCCCGGCTGCAGAAGCAGGAGCTGCTGGATCTGCCGCGGGTGCGGGCGCGGGTGGTGTAGCCTGCTCCCTCAGACCACGTAAGAAGCTGATAAGCTCCCTTTCGCTTTTGATCGTTTTCATCACTCACCGTCCTGGGTGTAGCGTATCCTGTTATGAGTCTTCTCACGATATCTCTCGTTGTACCTACGCGCTGGGCTGTCAGCGTGATTCTCTGCGTACTCCTTGATCTTCTCGCGGGCGTTGTCCTCGCGCTGAACGATGTCCTTCATAAACTTATCGAATTCAAATTCTTGCATGTTTGATTACCTCAACAATCTTAAATAGCATCGTCCTGACTCTACTTTCAAAACTTGGGACTTAAACTCTTTACCCGAAAGAGTCACGGGAAGATTCGACTTTTCGAGAAGAGCGTTTATCATTGAATCGATCTTTCCGAAGCAATCAACGCAGAGAGTTATGAGATGATCATCCGTGAGCTCGACAGAAATGAACTGAAGGTTCACGGCCCTTCCATCGATCTTTACTGTGACTCCTTTCCTATTCTCACGCTCATCTTCCAGCTGAATCTCGCTTTCGAGACCCTCTGACATCATCACGTACGATTTCGAGTCATCTATACCCGTAAGAGCAGACGTCGTTGTAGATGCCCTCTGCCTCATTCGCGTACTCCTTGTCGATCTCGGTTACGCACTCGACACCGTGAGTGAAAACTTCCACTGTCACAACCGGACCCTTACACTTGATCTCGGCGTGATGATCTCTCTGGTCTTCGTAGTTCATTAGCTCTTCGATAAAAGAGCGGGCCGATCTTCTGTCTCCAAATGTGTATGTCCGGCAGAGTCGCTCAGGTGACTGCTTCACGTGCCATTTGTTCTCAGACTTCGGAACAACGGGAAGAGCGCGAGTATCGAAAGAGAACTCACGTGGAAAGTACTGCGGGGGTACCTCATGCTCGAAGTACTCCCGCAGCAGGTTCGAGACCCGAGGGGTCCTCATGATTTACTTCCTCGCAGCCTTACGAGCCGCCCTATCCGCTGCCTTGATCTGACCGACCATCGGCTCGTCCTTGCCCATGTAATCCGCAACGTGAAGTTCGGGGGGCTTGGAAACAGACGCCGCCTTCTTCATCGTTGAGAATGCGGGTGAGGCATAGCTGCCGTACTCTTCCTTATCGGCATCATCTGCGGTCATCGCAGCAGCCGCGGTGAGAAGGCCTCTGTGACCATTCTCCTCCGAAGTTTCCAGGACATCGTTCACGAAGTCGGCGTATTCACCGCGCTGTGCCATCTGCTCGAGCTGATCCTCTTCGAAAGATTGCAGCTTCTTATTCTCTTCTCCAAACTCAGTCATGAACGCCTTACCGATCTGTCGACCTGGCTGTCCACGATGCGGCTTGAAGTTGAGCTCAGCGATAGAAGCGAGTGCCTCGTAAGTTATGGCTCCAGCGAAATTCTGAAATAGAGCTGAGTGGTTGAGAGCGGCCTGATCCTTCATGATTGCCTTGTACTCATCGAGACCTTCCTCGTCGAAGAGCGTCTTCAGGAACTCCTGGTTCTCAGGAAGTTCGAAAGCGTCCTCGAAAGCCTCACGGATGGAGTTGTAGACGTAACGCTGAATCCTTCTAGGAGCGACGAACGCGTTGAGTCCCCGGACGCCGAGCACGTCGCGGATGAACGACTGACGGAGTCCGGATGCGGCTGCATACCCGTAAGGCTTTGCAGCGGTCTGGTACTCGAACTTGGGCGACGCCTTTTCGGCGGCGGCGGCGGCGTCACGAGTGACCTGGTCCTCGTAATCGTCCTTGAACCTGCTGATGAATGCGACGAGACCACGATCGTTCGGGTTCCGGAGACGAGCTCCGACCCTGTCAACGATCGCAGGATCATTCTGAAGAGCACCAAGAAGCTCGAAGAAATCCTCGATGTCGCTCGTCGAAATACGACCATCGCGAGTGGAGCGTATGATGTTGTCGAAGTGTATACGCCCAAGACCATATGCCTGAAGAACGCGCTCATACTTGAAGTACATCGCGTCGGGACCGGTGGCCTCCTGACGCTCGATCGCAGCAAGCTCAGCCTCTTCCTCGGGGGTGAGCTCTTCGTCATCGTCATCATCGATCCCCTCAGATTCGCGAAGGCGTGCCTTCAGGCGGGCGTTCGCTCGACGAAGTGATTCGATCTGCATGTCCTTATTGTCGGACGCTTCGCTCTCTAGCTTCTCAATGACTCTCTGGAACTCTGAGTAAGCCTGGTCCACTTGATCATCGGGTACCATCTCTGCGAGAGCCTGAAGCGCGAAACCGAGCTCCTTTGAATTCGCTGGAATGTACTCAGGATCCTCAACGGGCGGACGCTCAACATCGAGCTGAGTCGACATCCTGTCGCTCGGAGAAAGCGGCAGCATTGAGGGTAAAGATGAGCTTTCGGGTCCAACCGTGAGACGTCTTGAAACGTCGCTATGCTTGCCGCCCGACTCGCTTAATGACTTTTTGATGATGCTCTGAAGCACAGACTTTTTGATCTTGACATTTGACATGCGTTGTTCTTCCGTGGAATCTACACTAAATATCATATAACGCGAATAGAAATCGAAAAGGCCGCATGATGCGGCCTTTTCTTTTTAAGAAGCTATCTAGATTAGATTACTTCTTCTCGACAGCAGGAGCGGCGGGGGCCGTCTCCGCAGGCTTAGCCTCAGCAGCGTCGGCCGGGGCAGCGTCGGCAGGCTTGACCTCGGGAGCAACCTCGGGGGTCGCGGGGGCCGTCTCTGCTGCGACAGGCGTCGTCTCTGCTGCGGGAGCAGCCTCAACCTTCTCATCGTCCTTCATGGTCGCGAGGAAAGCGGTGAGTCCAGCGATGAGAGCTGCGATGAGAGCTGCGACGAGCTTGTTGTTCTTGATCATTTCCATTTTTGTCTTCTCCTTAGTTGATTATATCATCATCGTTCGATTTTCTTCTTAGAGGAGCAGGTCCTGCTTTACCCTTGTTTAGCATGGAGATTTCCATGAGAGCAACATGGGACGCGACCCTTCTAATGTCATTAGCCATCTGTTCGTCGAACGTAGCTAAAATATTAAACATCTCGATCAATTTTTCAATTTTTTTATCACTTTCGTCGAGTCGAGCTCGAAGAGACTCAATCTCCTTTCGATCATCTGGGAAACCCAGAATTGAACGTAGAAATTTCACGGCTCGCGACCCGTCTGGTTGGCGATGAAATCGTAAATGTCATTCGAATCTTTCTCTGTCAGCTTCTTGATCCGATTCTCTTTCTTACGCTTCGCTAAATCGTCCATCTTTTTTTGGATACTCATGTCGCCGTCAACTATCAATTGGCAAAATTCTACGAACATCTCTTGCAGAGAGAGTTTTTTTCTCAATCCAAAAACGCGCATCTCAGCGTGGAGCTCGGCGGGAAGTTTGATATGAACGCACTTCCGCGGATCGATGATAAAATCGATCTGCTTACGCAGCTCCTCCGCCGCCTCCTGCTCCTGCTCCGACTGCATATGAATCCGGTGGTGCCTCTGGACGTTCCAATGATATGTTGTAATCCTTTCGAAGTAAATCCTTCAGCTGCTTCTTGAGACTGTCGGTCTCATTGGGAAAATCGTTGTCGAGATATTCCTCCGCCTGAGTGATCACATTCTTCTTAACATCGACAAGGGACGTGTAGTTCTTAATCAGCTTCGCAATTTCGCCGGCATACACCTCCATATCGATCTTGGGCTTCTTGTCTTCCTGCTCGATGAGGAATCGAAGAGACTTCCTACGAAGACTTTCATTCGCGGCAGACTCTGAGTCTTCTTCGGCGGATGAGGTCGCTTTCATAAGTGCCTTGTTAACCTGCGATTTGACGGGCTCCTTAACGGGATCAGGCGCTTTCGCTTTCTTTTTTGCAGTCGCTCCGGCTGCAGCGGCTCCCGGAGCGGGTGCTGGGGTCCCTGGAATTGCGGGGGCAGCTCCGGGGGCAGCTGCGGGAGCGGGAGCGGGGACTGCTGGCGTGGCAGGCGCAGCGGGAGCTGCAGGCACTGCAGGAGCTCCGGGAGCCGCTGCAGCCGGGTCAACTGCGGGGGCAGTGCCTGCAGCAGCCGGATCGGTCGCTGGAGCTGTGGCAGCTGGATCTGCTGCGGGAGCAGTTGCGGCCGGATCAGCAGGAGGCGCCTGCTCGTAAAGATTTGACAACTTTGTGTTATACATTTCCTGAATAACAAGTCGTCTTAGCACCGAACGGCTTGTGGTCATTTTGCAGCCTCCATCATTCTCTCGACCTTCCTGATTCGATCTTCAATGATTGACCACTTGAGCTCTTTCATCATCGAGAAGATGTACGATTTTCTATCCTTCAGGTAATCTCGATAATAAGAGTGTTCCCAGCAATCGAGAACAATCACTGGGTAGCTCGAAAATGGAACTCCCGAGTTATGAAGATCCACCACAACGTTGACGTAGCGCTTGAGGAACATGTTGTACGCCATAACGACCCAACCGTTCCTTGAGCTCATCGCGCAGGCGATAAAGTCTCTTTGCCACGCGTCGAAGCTGCCCCAGTCACGTTCGATGCGCATGTAGGCGAGCGAGTCCATCGCCAGGGTCGATCTCACATCAGAGATGTTCTCAAAGAACATTCCATGGAGAAATGCTGCATTTAGATTGTGTGTCTCGTCCATCTTCATGTTTCTGAAGGTGGAGTTGTTTGGGTTCGCGTTCTCACGATCCGCAGAGTCTAGACCCGCAGATATCTCATTGAGGGATTTTATGTACCCGTCCATGAGCTCCTGGTGCGCAGCCTTGTTTTCCTCGCTAAGCTTCTCAGTCCTCAGGTCGAATTTGGTTGTCGACACGACGTAAGCTTCGTTCAAAGGCTTCGGGCTTTGCTCCTGCTTCTTCGGAAGAGTCAGAGATTCGCGAATCACGTCAACGATCTCTTTCTCAGATAGACCTGCGATCTTTAATGGGTCTTTCATTTTATGTCCTTAAACCTTGAATTTCTTTTCGAAATCTTCGATGCTGTAAGAGTGTGAGTTCTGTCCAGGTGAAACTAATGTTTGAGCGCCATTTGAAGTTATCGGACCAGTGATGTTCTCGGGTGATATCAGATTGACCGTGATATCGCTTCCATTCTTCTGCACGCTCTGGACGGTGAATTTTTCGCCTGTCTTAACATCAGTAACCTCAAGACCCGCATCGATCCGGACCTTTCCACCTGACCCGATGACTTCCATCTCAAGAAGCGTCGTGTAAATGCGTTGCTCGTAGCTCTCTCTCATCAGACGAATGATCTTTTTATCAGAGGACGTTCTCATTTTCCTTCCTTGATTCCTGCAAGCTCGCACCATCTGTCGATCGTGCCTTCGGTAAATACTACGTTCGGGGCAACGAATCTGTTAAGTTCCTGTCTCATCGAGTCCCTGTCTATCAGCCCTAGAACGGTGCTCAGATTTGCAGCGCGTTCAGTTGGCGTAGCCCCCTTGACGATCGAGGGAGTATTTATGAAGTTGTTGAAAGAATGGGATCGAGAGGCACCACGAACTGCACCAGCGCTGCCGCCAGAACCACCGGCGCTGCCTGTGCCTCGTCCACCTCCAGCTGATGCACCGCCGCCCGCAACTGATCCATCTTCGCGACCGCCCTCTGGTCGAGTCAAACCCAGCATCCCCGAGATTGACGCAAGCCCTCCGAACACGAGAGTGTCAGCGATATCGTAAGAGACCATGTCTCCTGTCGAGTTCGTAGTTTTTTCAACGAGAGCTTCGAAGTATTTCCTAAAAGCATCGAGTGTGATTCCCTCGATATCGGATGTTAGTTCGATCGGAGTTAACGTGGTAGGTTGTATCGCCTGCTTCTTTCTTATCGCCCTGTATATGCTGACGATGGTTCCCTCAACTGGTTGAGGAACTCGCAAGTTATCCTTCACGACTTTTCCAAGGTCGAAGGTCTTGTTTCCTCGTGAAGGATCCGTTGCAAGGAAGTCAATAGTCTTGTCAAGAACACCACGATCGGCGGGCTTAACGACGCGGAGGAACAGGGTCTTAAACCCGTCCGGTACGGGCGTGGGCTCTCCATCAGAACCTCGACCGACGAGGTACATCTTACCGAGTGAGAGGTTCGAGATTGCGAAGCTTCCGACGCCAGGGATATTCCAGGTGGCAGTTCTACCCGCACCGGCGCTTTCCGGACCGATCAGCATATAGTTGTTTCCCTGCTCGTATATCTCATACGAGCCCAGCTCTTTAACCTTCGAGATGGGAACTCTTTGTGGCGTTGAGAGTCTCGCAGCCCCAGGGCCCGCGTCCACCACATTGTAAACCACAGCTTCCTCTTCGAAGAATTTTAGGTTATTCTTCTTGAAGTCAGTTATGAACATCATCCTGACAGCATCCATCGCGTTGAGGATCGAGAACTTCAGAACCTCGGCGGTCGTGATAGCGTTGAGCAGATCCCTCTGCGGGTCAGCGAGACCCATGGCGCTGAGAATCGGATTCGGCTTCGCCGAGATGGAATCGTTGACGGATTTAATGACGTCTCTGATTGCCTTCGCAGTATTCGGCATCTCGTTTGAACCTGCAGTTATTAGATCCTCGAGCTCAGAAAGAGGTTCGATCGTCCTAAGTGCAGTGTCGAACATGGACCTGTCGACAGCCTCGTCGAGCAGAAAGCTCATGCTCATCTCGTTCAGAGAGTAAATGTCGTGATCACTCATGGAGTTTTTCATTTTCTTCTCAGCGGTCCTCATCCCGAGAGTATACCTCTACTAGGGACTAAGTATCTTCCACTTCGCATAACTGACGAACCTTGATGCCAGCATTTGTAAGAAGAGTGATTCCAGACTCGTCTCGATACCTGTCGATGTAGATGACCTCGTCTATCTTCGCGTTTATGATCGCTTTCGCGCACATGCGACAAGGGTTGAGGCTCACATACATCTTCTTCCGTTTCGGGCTGTTGAAGTCAAGCTTGATAAGAGCGTTCACTTCAGCGTGAATGAATCCAGAATCTCCAGGATTGTCGGACTCCCGACAATTCGGTCCTCCGGCATGATCGCCATTGTACCCGAGTGATAGGAGCTGCGTGTTGTCATCAGCTACAATTATCGCCGCAACTTTGAATGAGGGATCTGAGGATCTCTTGGAGATCGTAAAAACGACATCGGACCAGATCCGATCCCAGGAGGGTCGTGAGCTCAAGTGTTCACCGTGTCGAAGATTGTTTCAATGCTAACGTTGGGAGGCAAGCTGAATCCAGCAGCTTTCCGATGACCGCCACCGCCGAACTTCTTCGCGACCTCGCTCACGTCAGCGTCATCATGGTGCGCTCGAAGGCTTGCCTTAACACGGCGGCTCTCATGATCGTAGTACCAGATCACGGAGAAATCGCACTTTGGAGAGAGAGCAGCGCCGATTTCAGACATCCAATGTGAAGAGTTAACCACGAGCACGCTCTTTCCAGCGATCTTCCGATGTGAGGCGTTCTTCGTAATCTTGGAGATAACGGTCTTGGAGTAGGCAAGGATGTAAGCACCGCGCTCCTGGGCACTGTCCACTTCGGAATCGTCGAGATACTTGTCGAACTCCTCAAAATCAAACTTTACCATGTCGAAGGCCGCAGCGAACTCCTTGGAGTAGGGGATCTCCCACTTCCAAAGGTCACGATCCTCGATGAACTTGATGAGTCGAGGAGCTTCCTTCCCGGGATGGAAGAACTTCCAGGCGAGCATCGCTCCGCTGTGGTTCATGTCGAAACGCGTGCATGAGACATCATGGAGCTCGACCATAGCTGACTTGTGGTGGTCGATGATGAGGAGGTTCTTGGCCTCCTGCATCATACGCTTCGTGGTGGCGTTATCGTAGGAGAAGTCCAGGACGACCACATTCTTTCCTGTCACGTCAGGTGGAGGCTCTCCGTGCTTCGCAGCGAGGTACTCCGCCCGATCACCGAGCAGCTTCCAGGCTGCGTAAGCAGCCCCAAAACCATCGGTGCAGTTTTCATGATAGATGACGAGATCGACGCTGGACGGTTCTAGCATATTCACGTAAGCTCCGGACTAAACTATTATCCCACGTTCTCGTTCGGATTGCACATTATCGGGTGATGCCTGAAACACCTTGGTTCGTAGAGATTCTTCCCACCGACCTCGATCTCCTTGTCATCGTTTGTGAGCTTCGCTGTGTAGTACGCATCGCTTCCGCAAGCTGGGCACACAGCAGGGCACTTTTCGACCTTCGTAGCGAACGGTAGAAGTGAGGTCACCTCCTCGAAGGGACGACACTTCGCGCTCAGATCAAGGGTCGCGATCAGCACGTCAACACCACTCCGCATGATCTCCAGGGCCGCTGGTGCCACCCCGTCTATCATGAAGGCTTCGTCTATGGCCACCGCATCAATATCACCCTTGATGCTTCTGAAGTGGTTCAGAAGGGCAGCTCCCGAGCTGACGCAGGTAGCAGGCCACTTGGCACCTGAGTGGGTGCAGATCTGAGATTGCTCGTATCTCGCGTCCATCGAGGGCTTGTACGCTATCACCGTCCGACCCTGAAGCTTAAGACGCTCGATGGACGCGATCAGACGTGATGTCTTGGAGCCCCACATCGGACCACAGAAAATAACAAGATTTGGATTACCCTGCATTCGTTCTCCCGTAATCATCCTCTATTATGATCGAACCGTCGTTCGACTTGTCGCCGATCTCAATGACAACACTTTCTTCGAGAGCCTCAAGTCTGTATGGACACTCGGATTGCACGTTGAAGACATCGCCTGGAGAAAGAATTCTCTCTTCCCAGGGATACTTCTCTGGCTTTTCAATCGTCCGCGAGCTGCCAAACGTCACCTTAACAAGTCCGCTCATTATCAGGAAGAACTCATTCTTAATCTTATGAAACTTCAGGCTCGTTCTATGGCCCTTCCTGATCGTGATGAGCTTTCCCTGAAAGTCAGCAGTGGAGCTCCAAACCTGAGCAGTGCCCCACGGCTTTATCTCGTTCGATGACTTGGTGACCCAAGCATGCTTAGGAGCCCTCATTAAAATCCCACCAATCAAGAGTCATCTTAAGACCATCCACAAACTTGACCTGCGGCTTCCACCCAAGAACCTGCTCAATGATCGTCACGTCCGCAAGAGTATCCCGCACATCGCCCGCGCGGACCGGTGCACTGTTCACCTCGAGGTTCGGAAACTTGAGACGAAGGAGGTCGAGGACTTCATTGTTCGAAAGTGACTCGCCCGACCCAACGTTGAAAGCGTGCCCGCGGAAGTCATGCTGAGATTCAGCTGCCAAACGATTCGCCCGAGCAACGTCCTTGACGAAGACAAGATCTCGAGTCTGGTATCCATCACCGTCAGAGCGAAGTGGACGTCCCTCCTTCAGAGCTGAGCACCACGCGGCGACTGCTGTCGAGTAGGGAGACTTGCCGTCCTGGCCGGGACCGTAGACGTTGAAGTAACGTAGGCAGACACTCTTCTGCTGGTAGAGTCGCCCGAAGAGGGTCAGGTAATCCTCGATCATCCGCTTCTGCAGACCGTACGGAGACTGAGGGTTGGAGGGCGAGAACTCGGTGGTTGGCAGCTGGTCGATCTCGCCGTAGACGGACGAAGACGAGGAGAACACGAACTTGGTGCTTCCACCACGAATCGCATCGAGGAGAGCAAGGGTGCGAGTGACGTTGAGATCGTTCGATTCGAAAGGAAGCTGGACGGAGTACTCAACGCGTGGCATCGCAGCGAGATGGAAGATGACATCGTAGAGCCCAGCCTTGGAGCGAGACAGAATCTCACGATGAGCGAAATCGCCCTCGATCACGAGAACAGAGCCAGCGACCCTTTCGGACTCAGGGTGCTTCAGCTCGAAAGCCCCAATAAGATCGGCAGGAACTGCTCGAAATGAGATTCCGTTGAGAGAATCAAGTGAGCCGTTGGACATGTCGTCGATAACGTCGACGATGTAATCGTTCATGATGAGCTCACGAACAACATGAGAACCGATAAAACCACATCCGCCCGTTACAAGGGCACGCTTGTTATTCATTTTTACCTCTTGAAGAAATGATAGCCCTGATGATTTGTCGAGAGAAGGTATCTCTGGGCAAGCTTTTGATCCTTCATCTTTCTAGCCCTAAACGAGCAGAGAATGTTTCTCCAGTCATTAACAAGCTGGTAGAAGGCTGGATCATCCATCTCGTCGCTGAGCTTGGGACTGATAAGCATGAAACCGTCGAGGAATTCGCCATCGGTCATCTTGTGAACCCGCTCCTCAACTCGCATCAGATCATGGATCGGAAAAGATCGAGGATATGCTGGCATCGGACGGCCAAGATTGTCGCTTGAATTCGCAATCGCGTCCAGCATCTCGAAATCACGTTCATAGCAGTGGAGAGAATTTGATGTGTGTACGTACTCGCCAAGTTCGACGTTAAGCTCATTCGCCAGAACCTCCTGCATAGTTGTGAAAGCTGGAACATCGTATGCGATCCCAAGGATGATGTCGCTGGATCGCATGTTGACGTGAAGGTGGAGCTTACCCTCGCGAATGAAGAATTGGAGCGCGAGAGTGCATGGAACGTCCTTCACGGCGTAGATCGAATCGTCAGGGGTCCTGATATGAATAACAGCGCGGCGACTGTCAGGATCGCGCTTGAGCTCGCTCTTGACGTACTCCCACTGATTCAGCCCACCATCAGCGATCCTCGGATGAAGCTTGAAGATTCGAGCGCCGTACGCGGAGTTTGCAGTCTTTCCATCATCGCTGATGTCCTTCCAAAAGGAAGCGTATCTCGAGATCCATTCGGTGGAGTTGCTTCCGCTCATGTACCAGAGAGTCTCAGCCACAAAGTAGGAGAGCGAGAAGTTGCGAGCTTCGATGTAAGGAAGGCGATCTCGAACGTTCTTGATCCTGAACTGAACCCCCAGCTTCTCCTTGATCTTCATGCCACGAGGAGAAGAGATGAAATCGGACTCATCTCGAATCAAACGGCAAAGATCGACGTAAGCATGTGAGAAATTTCCGTAAGTCTTCATACCTTCAGCCACTCCCTAATTTCGAGCGTCTCGCGCTCAAGATTCTCGTCATCAACCCAGATCGTGAGAACCTCGCACTTCGTCCAGTCCTCGAACTCCTGATAGAGGCTGTCAAGCCCCTCGAGCGCGTGAGCGTCAATGTAACTGTGGAGGTCGTCGCGTATCCCATTATAGCTCTTCCGGCGACAAATGACAATCTTACCGCCGGCTTCAGCAAACTTCTCGTCAACCTTGCGAAGGACGACGTCATCCGTCTCACGATTGAAGTGCCTCGAGTAGACCCATTCCGATGCATAGTTCCTGTCCATGATGGCGCTAGCCTTTGTCTGGCAGAGAAAATCTGCTAGAAACGTCGCTCCGTACGTCAGCAGATTCTTGAAGTAGCTTGGATCACGAAGGTCGGTGAACCACTCACCCGAGTTCTTAAAAACAGGAATCCCGAGCTGCCGAGAAAGCTCGGCTGCCATCTCCGACTTTCCGCATCGATCTGGACCCTCGAATGTGATAAGCATCTTAACCTCGCTTTGCGTGTTGCTCGATCAAATCAATCTTATGCGACGGGCTGAAATCTACAACCTGGCGAAGCGCTTCCTCCTGACGATTGATGATATCGGTCCGCTCAGCAACGCTCATCTTGGAGAGACGGGTCACAGCTCGAACGACGTCCTCTGGATCGTTGACGAGGAAATCGCCCAGACCGACCGGACGAGCGTGAACGTACTCGTTCGGGATGAGAGACACAACCCCCGCCTGAATCGCTTCCGTGAATCGCATCGTGATGTTACCGTAGGGTGTGTAATCGTCGCGGGTGATGTGAGTCACAGCGATGGAGTTGTTGATGACTCCGAAGATCTCCTTGTAAGCGAGGCGGGTACCAAAAGCGACGTGAGGATTCTCCTGCAGAAGAACGCTCGGGTCCTTACGTTCCGGGCTCCTTTCGAGCCAGTTACCCCACACCTTCGTCTGAATCCCGCGAGTCCTGAGGGAGTGACTCGGGACGGAGTAGTACTTTCGGAACTGCGGATCGCGATCGTAGTTGTTACCGACGTAAGTGTAGTTGTACGAGTACTCAACGGGCTTGAAGAGACGCCGAGCCGAAGAAGCCCATGGCATCGAGATCCTGGCTCGGGTCTGTTCACGCGGCTTGATGCAAGCATCAGCGAGTTGCGCGTTGGGCCATCGAAGCTCCTCCTCCGGAGTCATCTTCAGATCACCGTCATGGATGATGATGGGAACTCCCTTCGCGTGATAGTGATCGAGGAGCTCGCACTGACGCTTGTAATCGGGCTCAGTAGCACGCTCGCCGCCGATGGACTCGTCGTTCTTCCAGGTAGGCCAACGCCACTCGACGAAGAGAACGTCTCCCTCGGGGAATCCAGCGTCATCGTACTCGACGCCAGGGTATGGCTCATCATCACGACGCTTCTGCACCTGAACAACAGTATGTCCGTGACGATGCATCTCGTCCACGAGATCGACTCGACCACCACGATAGTGGTCAGGAGTGTTCGAAACTGTCTGCTTCTCGAATGGGGTCACGAAACCCCAGAATGAATATAGAATTCGCATCTTTTACCTCACATAACCTTGATTTTCTTACCCTTTGTCGACAACCCGAAGTCAGACCGATCGACCTCGGCAACGCAGAGCGTGTATGGTTCAAAAGCAATCTTACCGTCCCAGTCCCACATGAACATCTTTTCCGTGTTTCCAGCCTCACCCATCACCTGAAGCATGAGATAGGGCTTCCCGTTCTTCGTCTTCTTCTCGACAGAGCTCACGATAACGAACCAGTAGACATCAAGTCTCTCCCAGTTATCGATGGAGTAAACCTCCTTGTCCTTAAATTTCTGACGAAGTTCGGTGGAGACCAGGGAGATTGGATCCATCTTGCCCGAGAGCTCGATCTGCATCAGGGCAATCTCGCGACGGGTCCACTCGGGCATGCCCTCGGTCTCGACAGTGAGCTCGCGGAACTTCTTGATGCCGCGCTGTGGATCCTTCTTCGCCCACTTCTTGATGTCGTCAGCATTCTCGATGATGACGTGGTGCATCTGCTTCCAGGACGAGAACTGCTTTCCGCTTCCAACGATTCCCATCGAATCGAACGCGTTTGCCTTGATGAGTGCCTCGAGAGCGCGCTTGTTGAACTTGGAGGGTCGCCACTGACCGTCCTCCTTCCAGAGCATCTCCTCGATGCTGCGGTAAGGTCGGCATGCCACGATCTCCTCGATTGCTGTCTCACCGACTCCCTTGATAGTGTTGAAGGATGGGATGAGGAGCTTACGCTCAGAGTCGACCGACCACTGATTCGTGGAGAGGTTGATGTCGACGTTGCCGATATCGTACCCCATCTTCTTCACATCGGAGATCGCCTGGGCACGATCGTCAGGGTTACCGATCATCGACTCCATGTAGGCGCAGAGCCACTCGGATTCGAAGTACGTGAGGAGCCAGGCGCAGTAGAAGGAATCGATAGCGTAGGCCAGGGCGTGGGAGAGGTTGAACCCGTACCCCGCGAAGAAGAGGATGTCGTCCCAGAGCTTAGAGGCGACGGATTCCCTGATGCCATTGCCCACCGCGCCGTTGACGAAGTTGTCCTTCATCGCTTTCGCCTTCTTCATCGACTCCTCAGGGTTACCGCCCTGACGCTTCAGGATGTTCTTTCGAACCTTGTCGCACTCGGACTTTGGGAACCCAGCCACCACGTTGCAGAGCTGCATGAGCTGCTCCTGGAAGATGATGCATCCGAATGTCGGCTCGAGGACCTGCTTGATGAGTGGATGCTTGTAGTCGATGTCTCGCGGGTTCGCCTTCGCCTCGAGGTAGAGCTTGTCAACCTTCGCCGCGAGCGGACCAGGTCGGAAGACCGAAGTCAGGGTGGCGATGTCGATGATCGATCGTGGCTTGGCGTTCTGGAAGAGACGCTGGGCACCCTTGCTGGTGAGCTGAAAGACACCTGGCGTTCGGGATGTTGCCTCGTGGTAGACGTTCTCATACACCTTCTGATCATCGAAGTTGATAACGTCGGTTGCCATGTGCTCATCGAACCACTTCTTGACCTCCTGGAACGTCGGGTTCTTGATCCCATGATGACGCTGAAGAATTAGCTCGATCGTTCGATGGATCGTTCGAAGCGTTTCAAGCCCCAGCAGGTCGAACTTAACCCACCCCAGCATCTCGAGATGCTTGTAGTTCATGCCCTCGACCCAGGGGGTCTGCTGCTCTCCCTTCGCCATGATGAGTGGCATCCGCTCGGCAATACGTTCCGAGATGATGACACCACCAGCGTGTCGCCCCAGAGCCTTGTTCTGCTTGAACAGGACCTTGATGGATTCCGAGACCTGTGGGTGGCGATCGATGAAGTTTCGGAAGCTCTCGCAGTGCTCGTAGCTGTCCTCATAGGTCAGGACGAACAGGTTCTTGTCATCCCCAACCTTCTTCGTTGCGTTCATGACCTCACGTTCGACGGTCTTCAGGGCCTCGTTAACCTCCTCGAGCGGAATGTCATAGAGACGGGAGACGTCGCGGATGAGTGTCTTCAGCTTGAAGGTGTTGTAGTTCGAGATTGGAACGATGTTCTCGCCGCCAAACTTCTCACGTAGGATCGAGAGTAGGAGATCTCGGTTCTCGACGTCGGTGTCGATGTCGGGTAGACCCTCGCGGTCAGGGGATAGGAATCGCTCGAAGAGCAGACCGTACTTGATCGGATCAACGTCAGTGATGCCGAGGACGTAGCAGACGAGGGAGCCCGCACCGGAACCTCGACCGACGCCGACGAACATCTGCTCCTTCGCAGCGGAGATGATCTCCTTCATCGTGAGGAAGTAGGACGAGAAGTCCTTCTGCTTGATGACATCGAGCTCGTACTTCGCACGTTCGACGTACACAGGATCGGTGTGGAAACCCTTCGCGATGAGGCCCTGCTTCACGGATTCGACAAGAGCCTGGTTCGCCGTCTTACCCTCAGGGATGACGTAGCTCGGAAGCTTGACGGAGCGATCAGGTTGGACGTCACCGATCTCCTCATGGGCGAGATGCCAGGTTCTCTCGACCGCCTTGCGAATGAGCTCCTCCTCACCACGGTAGAAATCATCGGTCCCGCGGGAGATCATGAACTCATCCCACACCTGCGATGCGTTCTTCGGGTAGAGCTCACACTTCAGCTGATCCTTGCTCTTTGGGATGGAATCCGCCGAGAGGTCAGCGTAGTTGAGCCAGCCGAGCTTCTTGTAGATCTCGCGCTCCTTCCAGTGCTCAGGGCGGGCATAGTGGGAGTCGCAGGTAACAACGAGCTGGTCGGTCATGCCCTGACGCTTCGCGAACTCCATGATCGCGCGGTTGACGATGTGCTGGGCTGGGAGACGGTTGAACTGCAGCTCGAGCATCACGTTCTTGCGACCTACAGCCCAAGCAAGACCATCGAACGAGTTACCGACTCGGTTGATGACGCGCTCCATGATCGACGGATCATTGAGAAGCCGGCTGTTCAGGCTCTCGAAGCTGTGCTCCTGCAGCTCGCGGAAGACCTCGAAGGCGAGCGGACCACCGATGCAGGCAGTGGAGACGATGAAGTTATCGTCCTCCTGTGCCTCCTTTAGCATCGCGAGGTCGACACGTGGGAACTTGTAGAAGCCCTCCGAGTAACCACGGCTCACGAGACCGAAAAGCCGTTCGAGACCCTTGCTGTGACGCGGTAGGACAACGAGGTGATGACGACGGTTGATTGGGTTGAAGTGCTTCGTGGACTTCGTCTCGTCCTCGTTCTCGATCGTGAGGGCGGAGGCGTCGGTGTCGATGCCGATAGTCTCATCGTTCTCGTCGGTGACAGCGACGATCGGAGTCACGATGCTCTCGGGCTTCTCCTTCGCCTTCGCGTGGCTCTTGCGGTCTCGCTTGAGCTGCTGCCACTCGTGGTACTCAGCCTGCCAGGCATTGAGATCCGGGTGGATGTACATCTCACAACCCGGGATGAACTTCAGGTCCTTCCCCGCTTTTTTCAGCTTGTCAGCGTGAAGCCACGCGTGACCGAAGCCGTTCATCTGACCGTGATCGGTCAGGCTCCAACCATCGAGACCGTTCTCGAGGCAGAAGTCAATGTGCTCTTGTGGGTAACCAAGTCCATCAAACGTCGAAAACCCCGAGTGCGAATGAATTCCAAAGAACTTTTCTGGACGTTTAAGTTCGCTAAGGTCTGACATGTTATCTCCTGTGTCTAATCATATTACAAGACCCGTGCGTTTGCATGAATTCAATTTTTTTCCCAATTCGGTATTTTTTCAGCGAACTCAACACTAATTCTCTCGTATTCATCTCGTTGGATAAGTGTTACGCCAAAGTTGTATTCTTTGATAAAGTCCTCTACTTTCTCTTTAGCGCGACCGGTCCACAGTCCTTTTACTTCATAAAATCTTTCGTCGTCCTCGACCCAGAAATCCGGAACGTATTGAAGACCTGATTTCAGAGAAAAACGTGAAGGTTCGTATTTCCACTTTTTTCCGATATACGTCAAATACCTCGCAAAGTTTGCCTCCCACGAACTTCTGAAAGTTGTTGATAAGTCATCTCGGAATCCAAATTTTGCAAATGACATTTTCTTAATTGACTCGATGTAACTTTCTCTTTGCGTGTGATGATTGCATTTGTATTTCCGTGAGCATGTTTCTTTTGTCTTACGTTCCATCTCGCCAGAAGACCACCGTTCTTTCATTGATCGTGATAGCTTCTCACGATGCTCGGGCGTGTTTGGGTCCCACCCACTTTCATAGCGTCTTTTCATGGACTCGCTCTTCTTAAGGCGCTGGGCTTCATTCTGAACGTATGAACCGCGCTCGCGACGCAGCTTCACCATATTCGACTTTACACAAGTCGGGCAATTTCTGGATGTTTGGCGGCGAGTTACGTCAACGAACACCTCGAAACACGTTTCGCAATTCTTTTGAACACCCTCAGTTTTCACTAAAGTTTCAGCTTTTCTTTGTGATCTTAAAGCGGCAGCTTTCCGTCGAGGTGATCCCCCGCGTCCTTCGCCGCCGCCCTTACGATCTCCAAACTTTCTTTCGATAGTGCCATCATCGCTCCTACCGAAATTTAAGGACGACCGTCCTTTTTTACTGGCCTCAGCCGCGGCCCGGACGCTTTCCACGATGACGCAGCTTGGAACGAGACATTCTCTCAGCGTCGTCATCGGAGACTCCAGACGCTTTCAAACGAGCGAGTCGAATCTTCTGAAAGTCGTCCTCGTTTGTTGCTCCAGGAATGTCACCGAATTCGGTGCTATATCCACCACCGAACTCTTGCTCCTCAAGCTCGTCTGATTGGACTATGAGCTTCTTCTTGTCATGATCAACGCTCTCGATTTCCTCACGGATGATACGACGGAGCTGTGACTCGGTGATCTTCATTGTAACCTCTGACGGTTAAGTATCATCCCAGTCATCATCCTGGAGTTCGATCTTCTGCTTCTTTTCAGTTTTCTGAGCGTCCAGCTCCTCCAGCTGGGCATTAGCGAAGTTGACCATCGTTTCGATGGATCGCTTCATGCCGTTTTGAGTCGCCTCGAGGCTAATGATTTCCTCTCTCTGAGCTCTTGGTAGATCCTTCAGAGATTGAATCAATGACTTAACGACCTCATTGACGTTTTGAATCTTAGATTCAGCATCCTGATTTTGGTCCTCTAAATTTTCGTGGATCTTATCCATGAAATTTAGGATATCGCTGGAGAAAGTCGTTACAGCAGCCAGCGCGATCTTACGATCTTCGATCATCTTTTCATTTTGCGCCAGTTGTTCATTGAAGCCATTCGCGACTTCGACAAGATACTGCGCGGCAAATCTCTTCTTCTCAGTTTCTGTAGTACTCATGGTGTCATTTTATCGTGACGCCCAGGAAAAGAAAACGAAGTTTAGGATCCGTAAAGCGCTTTTTTCAGCGCACGAACCTGAGCGTCATAAGCGCTGAACTCTCCATTGACGAATTCAAGGGCGAGCTCACTGCAGGTTCCGTCATCCTCAAATGTGAACTCGAACTTTCCGCCCAGAAGCTTACCCGCGGATAGCAGCTTGCGCCCGCGCATCTTTAGGAATGCAGCGAGCGCAAGGTCTGATGTTCTGTAGTTCGTTGCCATAACCTAAATTATGGCGATCAGTAGCCGTTCTTGAGCCTCTCGCAGATCTTGTTGTGCTTCTTGACGTAGGCTGCATGCAGCTCATCGGGAGTGACACCGACTAGCTTCAGGGTCGTAAAAAAGTACTTCATCGCGTCCACGATCTCCTCGAGGAATGCCTCCCGATCGAGATGTGGGACCTCGGTCTGCCGGTGGGACTTCGCGTTCTTCAGCTCCTGGAGAGCTTCGAACATCTCCTCGACACCCTTCAGCGTGACGTCCCTGAGAAGGATCTGTGACTCCTTCTTAGTCACATCGACGGGCCACTGGGGATAGTAACCCTGGAAACGCTCGCAGAGAAGTTGCATGAACTCCTCGCGGAGCTCAAACATCTCCTCTAGCTTGTCAGTTGACGTCGGCATTCTGCATGCCCTCAGCCGCGAGCTCGTCAGCCTTATCCGAGAGACGCCTGACGGCATCGAGGAAAGCTTGGTTGTCATCCTCGTTGATGGTGAGCTTGTCACCATCGACCGTGAGTCGAAGAGTCCTGAGGTTGTCAATGATGTCGGTACCAGTCAGCAGAGCGAGCTGGAGGAGGTCAACGACACGGACGATAGCATGATCTGAAAGAGTGTATGTGCTCATATGTTCTTACTCCGTTGAGATTATAGTTCAGCGCCTGAGAAGTTTATAGGAATCAGCTCTGTCGAGCTGGGACCCACCAAGTGGTTCTTCCGTCGAGGGTCTCCTCCTTTATGATCTCCTCTCCGTCTTCGTCAGTCTTTCTTCCGTAGCAGAGAAGTTCATTTCCGTAACCACCCGACTCATCATCAAACCCCTTATATGATTTGATTGTTGCCCCCTGAGACTCGTATGAGGCTCTGAGCACTCTCTTAACGCTTTCGTTGAGCGCCTCGAACTCCTCCAGACTCAGTGAGTCGACCTTGCGATGGGGAGAGAGCCGGGCGAGCCAGAGGGAATCAGCCTTCACGTAGTTACCGACCCCAGCGACCACACCTTGATCCATGAGCGCCTGGGCGAGTGTCCACTTCGGTTTCCTCAGCATCGCAGTCTGGAATCGCTCGTGGCTCACGTCCTCAGCCAGCATATCAGGTCCGAGAGTCTTCAACTTCGCAGCCAGCGTCCGCCGGCCCTGGGACCACTTCAGAGTCCCGAAGTTCCGGGTGTCATTGTAGTATACGTCCGTCCCATCATCGAGGCTCAGACGCACTCTGGCGTGGCGCGATGCACTTCTGGACCAGTGACCTGTCATGCCCAGCGTCGACCAGATCGATGAGTCACCGCCGTCGAGCAGGATGTAGATGAACTTGCCGTGGCATCCAGCTCCGACGACCCGTTTGGGCAGTTCGGAGACAAGATCGGCATGACCCTCGAAAGGCTTCCTGGCGTAACGACCCGACAGGATCTGGACACCGGTGATCGTTCGATCGGTGAGAGCTCGAGCGAGCCCTTCGGCAGCTAACTTGCACTCTGCACCCTCTGGAATTTCGCACCTCCTAATTCATATTGTATAGGAAGTTCCCGATTTTACAGCATCTGCCTGATGAGTTGCCGGAGCCTGGATTCACTCATTGTTTTCTCTCGTTTTTTCAGAGCTTCACCGGCGAGCTGGGTGACACGGAGGTCATCGTCATTCAACATCGAGCGGATAACCTCCGTCGGAGTATTCGAATGCTGCACGACCCATCTACGAACCTGATCCTCATCATCTCTTGCGAGCTTAGAGAGGATCTCTGGCGGGGTGTTCAGGTTCCACGCGACGCTTCTGCGCTTTATAGGGTCGGGATCGCTGGAAAATGACACGAGCATCTCTTGGGGCAGATTTCTGTTTGCGATCGCGCTCATATACACAGCTTCTCTTTTGTCATTTGACAGCTTGACCAAGACATCTGGTGGTGTGTGCAGATTTTGTGCGACTCTTTCCCTGACGCCATCCGCGCGATCGCTCGCAAGCTTGGCGAGAACGACATGATCTCTTGTCGAGCGCGCTGCTCTCCCGCGATCATCTTTGTTTTTGCTTCGTGATAGGTCCTCAAAGAAAGCGTTGATACTTTCTTTAGGGATCGATGGGTGCTTAGCGATCATGTACTTGTTGTCATTATCAGGATCGTTCCATAATTTTAGAGCCAGCCAGGCGGGTACGGCTTCTCTTCGTTTTTCAAAGTAATACAAGATTGCTCGCCGAACGCTGGCGTCAGGATCGGAAACTACTCTATCGAGCATCTCATCTGAGAGCGTTAGATTCGATCCGCCGACAACCTGAGCTCGAACGCCTACGTTTCCTCTATCGAGCATCAACTTGAGAACGCCATCATCAACTCCTGGCTCTCTCAGAATGAGATGCATGAGGTCGCTCGCCTCGTCCTTTGAGATCCCCTTCGTCACGTGATTAAAATCTTCAACGCTTCTCGCAGCGAGTTGAACTTTCAAACTAGCAGGATGCCTTCCACCCAAGCTTCGATTCTTTTCCTTGAATATCACCATGATCTCATCGTGATAAGGACCGAGAATATCTCGCAACCTTGTTTGAGTGAGACCTTTATTGGCTCTATCGACCGACAGCCCACCATCTTTGCCGCCCAAAGTGGGATTTCCGTTCACGAATCCGATTGAAACCCAATCAACATCGGATTTGGGACTATCTTTGATAGCATAGAAGAGCGTTACGTCCTGACCTGGTCGGCCGACGTAGTTGTAGAATAGATTCGATCCCGAAGTTCGGGCTGTGCACCAGGTTGTCTTGGGCTCCATCGTTGCCGGATCGTACTGAGCGATCTTACAGCTCTTCTCGCGAGTCGTGGGTAACCAAAGATTCCACGGTCCAACTTTGCCGACCCGGTCGCCCTCGATATCCTCAGCTTCATTGACCTCGATCCTCTGCTTCTTCATCTCCGAGAGACCGAGAATCAGCTCCATCTCGTCAACTGTCATTGTGGTAGGATCAGCGGGAGAGTTCCACGAGCGTGCGTCAGGTGGGAATCGAGAATCTATAGCAGTCCTGAACTGCTCGTTTGCCTTGTACTTCTCACCGATCGCAGCGTCCCGTTTCGAGAAGTTTTTGATCGTGACAATCGCATCCTCAAACGGATGGATCTCCTCAGTCTTGGGCCTCTCACCAAAACGAGCAGTCAACCAGCCGATCCACTTGGGTTGAAGGCGTGAGAGATCCTGGGCATGATCCGGGTACTTCTCGGCGAGGTAGCGTTGGTCGTCCTTGAATCCCTCGAGGAGTACTGATTCGACAAGGACACGCAGTTTGAAACGGTTCAGCATCATGATCGTAAGTATTTCGCTTCAGATCATCCGTCTGATGAGATTGCGGAGCCGGGACTCACTCATACCGCGCTTCCTTAACTCCTCACGAGCGGTCAGCGCAACGCTTCCGTCCTTGTCGTTCGCGAGCTCACGTACGATGCTGATGTCGGTGCTTTTATTGTAAGCTACGGAGGCTCGAACGGTGGGGTTTTCGTCATTTGCGAGCTGGCGAATCAAGCTGGCGGGAGCGCCCCTATTCTGAGCGACTCCCAAACGAATGTAATAGTCAGAATTCTTAGCAAGATTCTGAAGCGTTTTAACGGGGGTCGATGGATTCTTACCGATAGCCTTGAGAAGATCCCTGTCAGTGCGGCCCAGTACCCTGTCAAAGAACGAAATATCTGCGAGTGAAGCTAGTGTCTCGGGCGGAGCGTGAGGGTTCATAACGACATATTGAACGACCTCCTTGTCCTTCGTGAGGCGCGTGAGTATCTCGGGAGGAGTCGACTCATTTTTCGCGATCCTCTGGCGCACATCGACGCTATCATCTCGGGAGAGCTTCTCGATGATGTCAACGGGAATGTCATTGTTCTGGGCGAGCATATGTCTCACCCGCCACTCGGGATCATCAGCGAGGAGCTGGGCTATATCACTCGAGATACCGGGGGCTTTCGCGACCTGCTGCTTCAGGGAAGCAGCCTCCGTCTTCGATATACCCTGCATGATGTGATTGAAGCTCTGGGCATCGCGAGCAGCATCCCTGATCTTCTCCCGCGCAGGTGAGACCCCACCATGTGCTTCTACACGCCCTCGCAGGATCTCCATGACACCATCGAAGTCCTCTCCGAGCATGCGCCTCAGACCCACCTCATTCATAGGATCATTCTCACCGTCGACCGTGGGATGCTCTCCCGGGATACCCTCATACTCCACTGTCCCGCTATCATTCAAGGCTATCGAGACCCACTTCCGTCGGGTGGGAACGTTCCCCTGGTGAACGAGAGTGAACATGCTGTACAGGGCGACGTAGTTGTAGAAGAGATTCGAGGCGTCGGTCCGAGCCGTGCACCAGTCGGTGTTGGGCTTTCCAGATTCCTTGTTGAGGCCCACAATGTTGCAGCTGTTCTCACGGCTGGAAGCCTCGTAGATCTCCCAAGGACCGACCCGACCGATCTTATCGCCCTCAATGCTCTGCGATCTATCGACCTCGATGCGAGGTTTCTTGAGCTTCGAAAGCTTGACGAGCCCTAGCATGTCAACGACAGTCATGTTCGTCGGGTCGGAGGGGGATGACCACTGCCTGTCCGGAAAAGCAGCGTCGACCTGTCCCCGCCACCAATCGTTGGTGCGGTACTTCTCACCCATCGCAGAATCGAGCGGAGCGTAGGACTTGATAGCTTCGAGAGCTTTCTCAAAGGTAGCGCTCTCGGAACTCGTCGGATTCTCACCGAATCGAGCGGTGAGCCACGCAATCCACTTGGGCTGAAGCTTCGAGAGCTCAGCCGAGTGATCCGGGTACTTTTCGATCAGGTAGCGCTGATCGATCTTGTAGCTCTCGAGCAGGACTGATTCGATGAGAGCTCGCAGGTAGGGCTTGGAAATCATCTCCCTAACTATTTCCGTCGCCGAGCGTTTTCCTCAGGTGCTCGTGATAATCGTTGAGAGCGTGATCGTTCGGTTGCACCGCGCGCCAGTCGCCGAGAATGAAGATGCGGTAAGCATCGTCCCCGTACTTACCGATACCGTGCAGGTCCTTCGCCTGCTTCCAGCCGCCCGCAGCGTACTCAGCGGACATCCGCTTGAGGGTCTGCGTGCGCTTCCGTTGCATGCCGAGGGACTTGATGAGGTCCTCGAGATCGGCGTCGGGAGCCGACGCAAGCGCGCCCGGAGTGGGCCAGCGTTGGAACATCTCCTCGACAACCGGCTCCATCTGAGCGCGCTTCGTTAGGTTTAGGCACAGGCAGCAGACAAGGATCTTCCATCCATCTGGCCAATACTTTTCCTGAATGAGACCGAACTTAGGAGGTGTCCACATACCATTATTTTACGTGGGCACCTTTACTTTACAAGCCGATCAGCCTACGCCGTTAAATCCGCTTGAACCGGTGACAATCTGGAAGTTGTTCGTCGGAATGCTCGTGAGACCACCGAGCACCACGAAAGGTATCGATGCTGCAGTGGAGCTTGAGAGGAAGAGTCGATCGACACGAAGCTCAGCAGTGTAGCTGCTTCCCGACGGAACAACAAAAAAGTTATTTCCCTGAACTCCAAGCTGCGTGAATCCAACCCTTAGCTCGAGAGCGCTTCGATTCTGGACGGTAAAAAACCTCGTCACGAAGGGAAAGTAAACTGCAGCTGTCGAAGTAACGGACGATGACGTCACGAAGGGCGTGCCTGAGACCTGATACGCTGGGACGAATCCCTCACTCATCACTGGATTGTTATAGCTCATTTCTTTTTGCTCTCCGGTTAAGTATTACGTCAGAGAGCAATTGACTAGTACGGTGGATGAAAAGCTTCCTTCACATCGTCACTGAAACCGAACGCTTCGATCGTGTGGTGGAACGGACTTCCGGGAATATCATGCACGAGATGCAGCATCTTTTGAGCAAGCTCACGTACCTCGAGCTGCGCGTCCTGCTTCATCCGAAGGCCGAGAAAGTGATTGAAAGAACGCCAGTTGAACATGAGATCCATTGTCACCTGATTACCGTAGGGCAGGTAGAATCGGGCGGACTCCTTAGCTCGCTTGCGATCCATACCACACTCGACAAGACGCTCGAGAGTCTCGTGGTAGCGCATGACAGCGTCCTCCATGAAAGCGATGTACTTCGCCTTCTCAATCATAGGCCAATCGTTTGGAACGACGTACTTGTCATCCTTCAGCTCCTTGTAGCGAGCTGACTCAGCGTTGATCGAAACTCCGATACGATGCTTTAGAAGGTGGATGTGAGTCGCCGTGTCAACGGTAACGAGAAAATGCAGCGAACTCTTCTCGAAAGGAGTCTCATGACCATTCTCAGCCAGCATCTTCAGGAGGGCTGGAACCCGCTTTCTCTTCTCCTCTGTGAGATCCCGACTCGTGCTCGTCCACGCTGAGAGAGCGTGCGCTTCGTCCCCACCGTACCAACCGACCAGCTCCACCCTGTTGTCCTGAAACGGCATTTCTCAAACTGCTCCTAATGTGTTTATCCCAAATGATCTCAAAAAACCACTGAAGGAGAGTCAGCGTGGTCCCTGTGATGAGGACGATCCCGGCAGACTCTCCCGCGCTTCCAGTGAAAAAGTAAGCTATCGAGAAACCGTAGCACATGGAGAAAGCTCTCCAAGCTACGACTTTAGCGAGCAGCTCTACTTTTGCTGATCTCAAATTACCTCACAGATCGTCTCAAGTAAAAGTCGGGTTACAACGTACGGATCAACATTCGCGCAGGGTCGACGATCCTCGAGGTATCCGCAACCGTTCTGAGCAACGTGAAGTGGGATGCGAATGGAAGCGCCTCGATCGCTCACTCCCCAGCGAAAATCCTTGTAGGAACAGGTCTCGTGATGTCCCGTGAGTCGCTGCTCGATGCCATGACCGTAGTTCGTGATGTGCCAGCTATGGGAGCGGCGGAGACGCTCGCACGCTGCTTCGATGTGATCCATGCCTCCCTTCTCCCGCATTTTCCGGGTCGAGAAGTTCGTGTGAGCACCAGCACCGTTGAGCTCCGCGACAGGCTTCGGGTCGAGTTTCGCAACGACGCCATGCTTCTCACCGATTCGATAGAGGAGCCATCGCGCGAAGATGAGATGGTCAGCGACCGTGATAGCGTCGGCAGTCCCGATCTGGAATTCCCATTGCCCGGGCATCACCTCGGCATTGACACCGCAGATAGCGAGACGAGAATCAAGGCAGGCAGCCATGTGTTCCTCAACGAGCTCACGACCGAAGACCTCATCCGAGCCAACGCCGCAGTAGAAGGGTCCCTGCTGGGGTGGGTAACCACCTGTCGGCCAACCGAGGGGCTTGCCGTCCTTGAAGAGAGTGTACTCCTGCTCGATTCCGAAGAGAGGCTCGTGATCGAGCGTCTTCGTGACAACGTCACGTAGTCCTACGCGAGTGTTCGTAGCGTGTGGAGTTCCGTCGGAGTTGAACACCTCACACAGAACCAGGATGTGAATCCGCTCGTGATTCTTCTCCCGGGTAGGATCGAAGATCATACTCACGGGAACCAGAATGCAATCGCTTCGATCTCCCGTTGCCTGACCCGTAGACGACCCATCGAATGTCCACTGAGGAATGTCAGCTATCGTTAGGCTCTTCCCGCTCGCAGGCGTCTGAAAGATCTTCGTCTTGCTTCGGAGCTTGTGAGTGGGCAGGGTACCATCCTGCCAGATGTATTCGGCTACGATATTCATGATTAGTCCAGAGTGTACTTGAGATCGATCTTGCAGGTGAGAGTCGGCACCCTGAGTTCGTTCGCGATGTTGTGACTCTTCGCTTCCTGAGCGTCAAGGTACCAGTCAGCGTGACCACGCTCATGGACAAGCTTCAGGAAGTAGTCGGACGGCTTGCCGCAGTTGCGTGCCATCATCTCGTAGACCTTCTTGTTGAGTCGATCGACTTCCTTCGCGTCAGCCTTGATCTCTTCGACCTTCCCGAAAGCACCGCTCGAAACATCGTGAACCATGAGCGTAGCATCCGGATCCATGTATCGCATGCCCTCGGCTCCGAAGGAGAAGAGGAGCGCTCCGCAGCTCATCGCCTTACCCTCTACGATCGTAGCGACCGGGATACGCGATCCCTTGATGGCTCCGATCATAGTCATGAGAGCGTAGACCTGACCTCCGTAGCTATCGATCACCACGGGGATGACCGACTGACCCGTGTTCTGGGCTCGACTCATGAGATCCGCAAACTCCTTTGCGGAGTCCTCGTCGAACTTATTGACCCGGATGATGATCGGGTCGACCTTGAGTTCGAATGCCTTGATATGATTGGAAACGTCCGCGATGAAATTCACTGCATACCCCGTTTGTGTTAGGTTTCGGATTACTTCTTCGAGTTCTTCTTCACTTGCACTTGCTGTGACCGCACGACTTGCAAGAGAGGCACCCCTCTTGATAGACGAGCTCGGGATTGCCGCATTCAGGGCACCCTTTTTCAGTTGATTTAGTACCATCCTTGATGTATCCCTTGAGTACCCGGGAGATTACCCTGGCGAATGAAAACATATGACTATTCTTATCCTTTTGCAACTGTTCCACAACATAGTGGAGTGGCACCCCGTGTCTAAGAGCTAGAGAGATTGTCCTTGTGAAAGCACCCTGCGTCGGGTTGTCGAATAGGTTGATGATGTCCTTGAAGACGAGGTTGTCATCGTCGCCAACCGGAACCTGCAGGTTATAGGTTGTGACGCCATCCCGCTTTCCGTTCTTGACCAGCGTACCTGTTCTATACTTCTTCGGAATCTCGATATTTTCAGGAATTCCGCAAAATACTTCATACGGCTTGTCATCGGAAAGTCCCACAAGAACGAGCCACGACTCGGACGTGTCACCGTTCCTGACGTTTGCGCGGTGGATGTCACACTGAAGGTTCTTTGGACGCTTCGGAATGAGTCGACCGTCCTCGAGCTTCTTCGTCTCCTTCTTGGGCTCATCGACAGCGACAAGGACACCTG